CTTATACAAAGAGGATACAATCCAATATCTATAGATGGAATGTATGATAGGTCAGAGAAGTCTTTCTTTGTTAAGGGAATGACTATAGCTGATGCTATATACTTTGGAACTAAATATGGTCAAGAGTCTGTAGCTCACAGTGTTGGTATGATATATACAAGTGGTGAGAATATTGGTAAGATGGAACCTACCACTGGTGCGATAGTAACTGACCAAGGTATGAACAATTACTTCAGCACAATTCAGTTAGGAGATGGTGCGTTTAAGTATAGTATTGGTTATGACTTTGGTAATTTAGTCAATACCCCTGTTGTTGTACAAGAAGAACAAGAGATAGAGATTGAAGGACCTATAAGACCAAAAAGTTCTGTAATAGGAGTTCGTGCTAATCTTGATAATCTAAGGCTTGATAATTACATTCTTGCCAAGCAGATGACAAAAGAAAATCAAGACCCACTTTTAATAAAGAGACAGACAGGGTGGGAGCTTGGAAAAGATGGTCAGTGGAGATATGAATTGATGCCACTTAGTCTAAAGAAAGATATTGAAAGTATTAAGTCTGGCGATATTGTAAAGCTTACTGAATTAGCTAACTTAGGTGAACTTACTGAGCTATATGGCACAGGTGATTTTGCTGGTACCTTACAAGATATAAACAAAATAAATGTCTTAGTAAAGAAAGATAGTTACCTTCAGGAAGGAGAGGTTGGAGGCTCTTATAATGGATTGTATACTCCAGACAATCTTCCTCAGATAGTATTAGAGGTGGGAAGGGGTTCTACAGAAGAGTTGGTTAGGCAGACTTTGATTCATGAAGTACAGCATTACATTCAAGATATAGAAAATTTTGAAGGTGGAAGCAGTCCATCTAGTGCTTTAAGTGAGATTGATAGCTCTATAGCTAAGATAACTAGGGAAATAGAAAATAGTGGCAGCATTACTCAATCTGAGATTAATTCTTTAACAGAAAGAAGAAATAGATTAGAACGCCAAGCATCAGAGCTAGATAATCTTCGTAAAGAAGATGGCACTAATGTAGCTGCTTATATGGCTTATTATTCAAATTATGGTGAGGTTGAATCTAGAAATGTAGAAAGAAGATTGAACCTTACAGAAGAGCAGAGAAGAAACGCCTTGTTAGACATGACTGAAGACACTCAAGAAAAAAGCATAATATTTACAGACTCCTCTTTGTTTACTGAAAAACTTAATGTTAAAGAATCAAAACTTCAGTGGTCACCATCTAAAATAGGTAGAGGAGACAGGGCTATAACAGAAAGAAATAACATTGTTAGAGATGCTGCTGAAGCATACTATAACGAAGAGATTACACAAGAAGAATATCTTGCTACAGTAAATCAATACAGTCCAATCAAACCAATTATAGATTTTATTGAGCCAGCAAAAGCTGAAGATATATCTACTGCTGTTGGTGTAAAATCTGAGGGTAAGATAAACCTACAGTTTGAGGAAGGTAAATCAGTTGGATTAAGATTAGATATACCTGCTTACACTAATAGTAATATATGGGCTATCACTGTACATGAGGGTGGTACTACTGGTGCACCTTTGTCATACAGTAATGTTGCTAAGATAAAGAATGTAGACTTCACATCTAACCCTGTAGTTGCCATGAATATTGCTAGGCATGCTGAATTAAAGCCAGGTGGTAAGAGAATGGGTAAGGCTACCATTGCTAGGATGCAGGGTGAGTGGTCTCCAATAGAGGGGGCAACACCACAAGAGCAGGGACAGAATGCTATGGACTTTATAGCATCTATAATAAACGATGATACTTGGTCTCAAATAGGTATGAATCCTTTTAGGCACTCGTACTTCTATGATAGAGCTGATGGCATGCCTGTTCTACATGCTGATGAAGTAATTCAAATAGGTGGGCTAGTTTACGCTAAGAATGTTGCTAAAACAAACCCACAAGACAAAGCTTTTGAGGCAGTAGAAAAGAAGACTGGTAAGACAGTTAAGTTTTCTAAGATGACTGGATGGAAGATGATGTATGGTCGTGATAAGGGATTATCTTCATCACAGATAACATCTAAGTACGACTTGTTAAAACAAATGCAAGACTCATCTAAAAAGTTCCAGATACAAAGAGAACTTTGGGAGAAAGCACAGCAAGAGTATAACGAAAGATACGACAAGATTAAGAATGACCCAATGACATTTGAGATAAGCTCAGATAGATTACATGGGGAAACTGCATCAGGAAAAGCAATTAAGTATTCTGAAGATAGGTCTAAGGAAAGAAGTTACAAGTTTAACTACCTTCCAAAATCTATAGCAAACATACAAGAGATAGATGATGTAACTAGGATAACTATTCCAAGATGGTTCTTTGATAAGAGTAAATTTTATTTAAGAAATGTAGAAGGATTTAATCCTATGACTGGATTCATGAAGAGTGATTTCAGTAAAGACTACATGGATAGAAATGGAAATATGCCATCAGAATTTATTGAGGATATTGTTATAGAAGATATAGATTTTAAATCTAGAGAGCCAAGAGAGTCTAAGATGGATATGTTGGGAGACACACCACAGGGACAACCATTTGGACTTGCAGAAGTTCCAGAAGGATTCTTTGAAAGGGTTGGATATTCTAAACCAAAAGAATCTAAGTTTGGTGGATTACCAATATTTAACCTACAAGAACTAGAGGGTAAGCTAATACTTGTTGTTCCTGGAGACCTAATGGGAACTGGAGTATATACTGGATATAGAGAAGGTTCTAATATTCAGGTAGATATAAATGGTGGTCCTTTGTTTGGTAAAAAGTATGCTGATAAGAATGCTCTATGGGCATCTACAACAGATGCTGCTTTTAGTTCGTTTATGAACATGGCATATAAGACAAAAGATATGTACATGGTTATTGTTTCTCAAGGTCCTATATCTCACAGGGGTAACCAAGAGTTTGCTAACCTATATATTCTTGAGTTAGAAGAGTCTATACAGAGAGGAGAGCTTACCAAAATAGAAGCAATTTCTTTTATAAATGAAAAGATAAATCAAACTACAAAGACTGGGAATAAAAGATTTGCTAAAATACATGGTTCAACTATAAATTCTATTGAAGACTTAAGAAGTTTATTAATAGATAATGGAACCTATGATGTTCGTAGAGACTTTATGGACTCTATGGGTGCAGCAGGAGTATTGGAAGTTAAGAACCCTAATGCTAAGTTTGAGACTGGAGAGTATAAAGGGTTTCCTAATATATCTAAAATGTTAGACTTAACACTAGAAAAGTCAATGCCTTTGAAGTCTGAAAACACAAAGAATGAATTGACAAAGGTTCCAAGAGGAACAATCATGAGTGTAGGTAAAATAGACTCACAAAATCCTAGAGGAGAACAAATACATCCTGGCTATCCAATTACAATCAATGGAGAGTTTTTAGGAATAAATACAGAGGCTGGAGTAAACATTTCTAACTTAATGAATTACGCACTTACATCTGAGGGAGAGCAATACTTTGAAGGTGATACAGCACAGAGAAATAAAAAGCTTGGTGGATACACAAAGAATGGAGCATTGCTTGGTGCAATATCTCTAAGGGCTAAAGAGTCTAAGCTTCCTCCACTACAGATACACATGGACAACATAAGGATTCAAGACAATGGGTTCTTTAGTTTCAATGGCACTAATGCTAAACTACAGTTTAAGAAGAACTTTACTACTAGAGGCTTGATGAGTAAGAAAACTTACGAGGCTAGTATTAAGAAACTTAACGAAACAAAAGCAAAGATGTTTGATGTTGAAAACATTGTTGATAAGTTTCAGATAGCTGTAGAAAAAGAGTATGGTAAAGAGTTAGATAAAGAAACTCTTGAAGCTATAAACTCATCATTAACAGGAACTTATGAGTTGGTAGAAATGTTACCTCCAAGTATACAAGAATCTATTGTAGGGATGAGAGATTATATTGACTCGCTTTCTCAACACTTGATTGATGAGGGTATGGTTCAGGGAGATTTAGAGGCTGTTGTTGCTAGTAATATTGGGGTGTATGTAAACAGAACTTATGATGTTTTTGAAAACCCAAACTATGAGGTAGCTCCTGAAGTTTGGAATAACGCTGTATATCAATTAAGAAAATCTTACGATGAGATGGGTATAGAGCTTACAGAAAATGCTGCCACAGAAATATTAAACGAAGTATTTGCAGAGATGAAAGGGATTGGTAATAATCCACTTGCTTTCTTCAGAGCTAAAGATTTACTTAAGAGGGATGTTAAATCATTTAAAAGAAGGAAAGATATTCCTACTTGGATGAGAGATGTTATGGGAGAATCTAAAGACCCAGTATCAAACTTCTATAAAACATCTTCTAAACTAATACACATAATAGAGCAGAGTAAATTTTTATCTGGATTAAGAGAGATAGGTTTCCAAGAAGGATTTCTTTCTGACAAATATGATAGTCAAAAGTTCCCAAAAAGAATTAGCAAAGAAGAGTCAACTAAGTATAGTCAGTATTACCCACTAACTCAAGGGCAGGCACTATACACAACACCTGAGTTTGCTGAGGTTATTAAAATGTTTACATCAGAGCCAAATCAAAATGGTATGTTGATGCAATCTTTAATGACTGCAAACTACATGTTTAAGTATGGAGCAACGATACTAAGTGTTCAAACGCATATTAGAAACTTCTTATCTAACACACTAGTTGTTGGTTCTTTTGGTATCAATCCATTTAACATAAACTCTCACAAGTATATGTTTGATAAATTAAAAACTGATGGAAGGTGGAATGAGTCTGAGTTGAGAAAATTAATTCAACTTGGAGTGATAAGAGATGGAGCTTACAGTGGTGAATTGAAGGCTATCATCAACGATACTATGGGTGAAGAGATTCCTACAACAAAGATGTTTACTAATAAAGCTAAACTAGTTACTCAAGGAGCTTCTAACATAGCACAGAAAGCGTATCAGGCAGAAGATGATTACTGGAAAATATTTGCTTTTTACAATCTTAAACAAGATTATACTAAAGCGTATCCTAACGCTACAGAAGAGCAGATAGATAAGATGGCTTCTGACGATGTGTTGAATCATATGCCAACATATAGTAAAATACCACATGCTATTAAAGAGATTAGAAAGTTCCCTCTTGTTGGTACATTCCCATCGTTTGTTTCAGAGATGGCTAGAAACACTATAAATCATATATCAAACACTCCTAAGATGATTAAGTCTGATAATGAGGTAGTTAGTGGTATGGGTAAAAGAAGAGCTGTTGGATTATTAACTGCCAGTTCACTTGCTACATTAATCGCTGCTGCTGTGAGAAATCTATTACCTGATTGGGATGAAGAAAAAACAGAAGCACTACAGCTAGAGGTTGCACCATGGTCTAGAAATTCAGACCTAGTACCTGTAGAGTTTGAAGATGGTAATGTTTACTACTTCGACTTTAGTTCTCTTGACCCATATGCTCATATTAAGAAGTCTGGTAAAACTTTATTTAACATGGTTTCTGGAGAAGAAGATTCTGTAATGGAGTTTTTAAGAGAAACATTTGACCCATTCTTAGGTATGGAGCCTGTAACAGAAGCTATACTAGAAGTTAATTCAAACAGAGATGGCTATGGTAATCCAATATATAATGAAACTGATGACCCAGGAAGTATTGCTGTAAAAGGATTTAATCATATAGCTAAAGTATTAACTCCTGGTACAGTAAAATCTTTCATGAAGATGGCTGACCCTGATAAAGACTTGCTTAAAGAGTTAGTTTCTACATTTGGTGGTGTTAGAATATCACAGTTAAATGCAGAGAAACAATACTACTTTAGGGTGCAAGATGCTGTTGATGATTCAAAGCTAAACTCTAGATTGTATTATGATGTAGCAGGTAAGGATGATGTTAGCAACAGTCAGAAAGACAATGCTTTAGAAAAAGCAAACGAAAAGTTACAGGAAACATTTTCAACACTATATAATCATAGGGTAAATCTAGAAGAGTTAGGGATGAACTCTAATAGAGCTTACAAGATGACTAAGATGCCAGCAGAGAAAGATATATATATTGGAAAGAGAAATCAAATATCAATGTATATAGGACAGGCATTTCCAATAATACCATCTCATAGGAATGTAAGTAATTCAGAACTACAAAAAGTGGCATCAAACTTAATGATTGCTGCACAGCTTGGTATTGTAACTACTTCAGAAATAAATTCCATATTTAGGAAGTATGTAGTTTCTGATGTTGAGAGAGAAGCAATACAGCAAGTATCCACTGGAGACTACATATATGATTATGAGTTGAGAAAAGTTGTTAAAAAGGAATTAAAATAGTATATTTGCACATGCGTCTATTTTTTTTAATTTTCATATTACTATCTTATACACTTGAGACAAACGCACAAATTAAGAAAGTCTTTAAGTTTTCTACATTTTATGTGGCTGCTAATGGTGGAACATCTTTAGCAGATAAAAATATTTATTCTGTAGACAAAAGCACATTACTTTACGACACAGTATTTACCCCATTTGATTATTCATTGTCTATGGGGATTAGGAAGATACAAAGGTTTCAGTACGAAGGTACATCACCATTTAAAGATGGTACAGAAACTTCTTTCTCTGATGCTGCTAATATAGGAAGGGCATCATTTGAATACCTGTTTGAAATAGATTACAGGAGACAAGAGGGAATAGAGTATCTAGACCAACATCACTTTCTTAGATATGTTAAACCATTGTGGTTTACAAAAGTACAATATGTTAAAGAAGGATTTGCAGATATAGAATATTACGAAGCAACACAGAGGTTAAGAATTAATGGAAAGAAAAAACTATCTTTTAATTTAGGAGCTGTACAAAGACTTGCAGAGCCTTATGGTTATGACCCACTAGAGGAGTGGTTAATTTTATCTGGAGAGCTACACTATACTTGTTTAGCGATTGAAGAAGGTTATAGCGTAGATGTATACGAATCTGAATATAGAGCTCCAGATGGTAGCTTAGTTGCTGAAAACGCTTCTATCTGGAATAATGTTGTTATCCCTCAAGTTCTAGAGGATTATGTAGAAAAGAAAAGGAGTGAACTAGATAACCAGTGGCAGTATTCGTTAGTTGTTGGGTTTGATTTCTATCACTATAAAAAAAATTTTTGGCTACACACATGGGGTAATCTAATGCCTTATCATTATGATGATGGCGAGGCATATTCATATCACAACTTTAATGATGGAGAACAGTGGTATGACTATTCAGGAGGATTAATATTTGGATATAAAGTGAATAAAAATGTGGGTTGCTTTATTGAAGGTAAGTATAATAAGTATTGGGATAGAGAGTGGTATGATTTTAAATTTGGAATAAACTATAGAATTTTTTAGTAATGGCAAAAGAACTAAGCGAGAATACAAGCTTTAAAATAAGTATACAAACACTAATAGGTGTTGGATTTGCAATGGCAACACTAATAGGAATGTGGTTTTCTCTGCAAGCAGATATAGCTGAAGCTAAAGAACTTCCAGAACCTGAAATTTCTAAAATGGAGTTTGACATGAAGGATGTTAATATACGACAGTCTATTAAGAACACAGAGCGTAATGTGGAAAAGCTAGAAGAGCGTATGATTAGAATGGAAGATAAAATTGACGCACTAAAATAATGAAAGCAATCTGGAAAATATTTTTTAGTTACATATTAATATTGTTTTCTAATGGTGCTTTTGCTCAAATAGAAGCAATACATTTTAATGCAGACTTTAATTCATCTAATGATGTTGTTTGGTTTTCAAAACTAAAAGAATGCGATAAACAAACTCTATTAATAGAAGAAGATAACAATCAAACTAAATACGAAATAGCTATTGTTCCAACGATAGTAGTGTTTGATGATGGAGAAGAAGTAAAAAGATTTCAAGCAGACATTAGCTTTAAAATGGTTGCTACTAAAAAAGAAATACAAAATTATATTGATGAACTTATAATAAGTAAATTCTAATGAACAACTTTACTAAATTTTTATACGCTTTTATAATGGTTGTGGTTTTTACCATGGCTTCAGCATTTGCTCAATGTCCTAATGGTACGTATCTAGATATAGTTATTAATCCAGACCAATACCCAGAAGAAACTTCTTGGGCTATATTAGATGATAACTTAGATACAGTAGTTACTGGTGGTCCCTACGATAATATAGTTGATTATTCACCTCAAGTTACACAGCTATGCCTACCTAATGGTGATTACGATTTTGTGATAAGTGATGGATATGGAGATGGTATGCAAGGCAGTTTATGGGGTGGACAAGATGGCTCATACTATTTAGTAAGATGTAATGATACTTTAGTTGAAATGGATTCAGCCAATTTTGGATTTGCTTCTTATCATGGATTTACAGTAGAAGATTGTGCTCCCCCTCCACCTATATTTGGCTGCATGGATGATAGCTTTTTAGAGTTCCTACCAATAGCAACAATAGATACAGGGATGTGTTTTACAGAAAAAGTATTTGGCTGTACTGACTCTTTAGCTTATAATTATATAGATTCAGCTAACACAGATATACTAATAGATAGTTGTACACATACGCTTGAACTAACAGATTTAGCTGGTAATGGTTGGGCTGGAGCATATCTACAAGTGTTTCAAGGCAATAACTTTCTAGGCATATTTACTCTTGATGATGGTTTTGATACTACGTTTACATTTGAGTTAAGCATATCAGAACCTATTAGTGTTAAGTTTAACATAACGCAACAGTCTCAGTTTACATCAGTACAATGTGGGTATAGTGTATACTCTGAGGAGCACGTAGCCATTGATGCTCCAGGAGGATTTGCTAGTCCTATAGTTCCTTTTGTAATAGTTAATGGAATGCCTTATTGTGGTGATGAGTGTATAGAAAGAATTTATGGTTGCACAGATGATACATCATTAAATTATAATGTTCTTGCCAATACAGACGATGAAAGCTGCTATTATGTTTTAGGCTGCACTAATCCAATATATTTAGAGTACAATGAAGACGCAGACTTTGACGATGAAACTTGTGAGACTTTAATAGTATTAGGTTGCATGGATGAAGAAGCACTAAACTTTGACCCTGAGGCAAACGTAGAGCTAGAAAATTCTTGTATTGCTGTTGTAGAAGGCTGTATGAATGAACTAGCATTTAACTACAATCCTAATGCAAATGTACCTGACACTTGTATAGCTGTAATAGAGGGGTGTATGATTGTTGAGGCTCTTAACTATGATTCTTTAGCTAATACTGATGATGGTAGTTGCATACTACCAGTCTTAGGTTGTACTGACTCTGAAGCATTTAACTACAATCCACTAGCTAATGTTAACGACAACTCTTGCATAGACGTTGTTTATGGTTGCACAGATAACACAATGTTTAATTATAACTCAGAAGCAAATATAGATAATGGTAATTGCATACCTTTTTATTATGGATGTACAGACAGCACAGCAATTAATTATAATGATAATGCAAATACTGATAATGGGTCTTGTGTTTATCCTTTGTTTGGCTGCACTGATGTCAACGCTATTAACTATAATTCAGAAGCTAATATGTCAGACTCATCCTGTTATTATTCTGCTGGCTGTAATTCTGGTAATGTATACTACATTCCTAATACATGTTTTGAGTGGGTGATACAGGTAGACCCATACTGCTGTAATACAACATGGGATGATGGGTGTGATGGATTATATGCCTACTGTGTAGATGGCTGGTCAGGTCCTACAGATATAACTTCGTTTGAAAGAATGGGAATAATACCATTCCCAAATCCTTCAAGTGGATTGATTAGTTTTAAATCTATAGTAGATATTATAGTTTATAATAATTTAGGAGAGATTGTCTATAAAGATAAAAATATTTCAGACGTGGAGTTAGAGAGAGGTTTTTATTTAATTAAAGTAAATAAAAATGATTTGAGTATAACTACTAAAGTAATAATAAAATAATGTCAGCTAAGAAAACAAAACCAGGATTATGGAAAAGAATTGTTGCCAGAGTAAAGGCTGGTAGTAAGGGTGGTAGAGCTGGACAGTGGTCTGCTCGTAAGGCACAATTAGCTGTTGCTAGGTATAAGAAAGCTGGTGGTGGTTACAAGGGTAAGAAATCATCTAGTAACAAGCTGTCTAAGTGGACAAAACAAAAATGGGGTTATGTCACTAAGGGTGATGAGAAAAAACCAAGAGCTAAGAGAGGAAGATACTTACCAAAGAAGGTTAGAGAATCTTTAAGTAAATCAGAAAAGGCAGCCACTAATAAGAGGAAAAGGAGTGCCTCTAAGTCTGGTAGTCAAAAAGCAAAATACACAAAGAGAATAGCTAAGAGAGTAAGAAGAGCATGATAAAAAAAAGTAAATACTATTACGATTATACTAGAAATATGAACAACGAACAGATGGAAAACAAAAATGTAAATTGCGATTGTGAAAGAAATTTAATAACTTGTGCTTGTATCATGGCTGATGCTGTACGAAACAAAGTAAAAGAAAATAAATTAGATGATGATAAGTTTTTTGAATCTTGGTGCAAGTCTTTAGAAGAACAAGAACAACCATCATGCAACTTAGATAATCCAGAAGAATGCGAAAACTGTGGGTCATGACTTTAAAAGAAGAAATACAACTTGAACAATTAGCAATGAACAACGCATACGAGATAATTGTCAATGACAAAAATCTTGATGATATATTAGATTCTATGGAAGGCAAGTATCTTGCACTACCATTTGATTATGATGGTGATTGGGATGTTGTTGAGGTTCTTAATACTTGTATGGATTACTTTGTATATACTGAGGAGTACGAGAAATGTACTGAGATAAAAAAAGTATTAGAAGAATTAAAAGAAATAGAAGATGATAAATAATTTATTAGGTGGTATACTTGGTAAGGTAGTAGATAATGCTGAGGGTATATTAGATAAAGTTATCACAACAGATAAAGAGAGAGAAGAAGCTAAATTACAGCTTAAAAAACTACTACTAGAAGCAGAGAAAGAAGCATTTGCAAAAGAGGTAGAGGATAGAAAGTCTGCTAGAGATATGTACAAAGATGATGCTATTATACAAAAAGTTCTAGCAACTTTATTTACTGTAGCTTATTTTGGTATTAGCTTTGTAATGTTTCAACACTTTGTTAGTGGTAGTATTGACATGGGAGAGTTTGAAATTAGTTTTATTTCTACTATCTTTGGAGCAATGTCAGCAAAAGTAAACACAATAATCGACTTCTTCTTTGGAGGGAGCTCACAAAAAAAAGAGAAAGATGTATAAAAACAAAACAAAAAGTAAGCCAAAGGCTGCTAACAAAATGAAAAAGGTTAAGGTAAGTAAGAAGAAAAATACTTACAAGAAAAAATATTAATGGAACTAACAGTATTAAGGTTTAGTAGTGGAGAAGACTCTACAAATGGTTTGTTATTTATTAATGACAAGTTTGCTTGCTACACTCTAGAGGATGAAGCTAGAGATGAAAAAGTAATGCACGAAACCAGAATACCAAAAGGAGAATATGAAATCAAGTACAGAAAAGAAGGAGGGTTCCATAAGAAATACACTAAAAGGTATGGTGATTTTCATCGTGGCATGCTTCATATCACTAATGTTCCTGGCTTTGAGTATATTCTTATACATACTGGGAATACTGATGAACACACTAGTGGCTGCCTTATCGTTGGAGATACGCAAACAAACAACATTATCGCAAGAGATGGGTTTGTGGGAAACTCTGGTCAAGCGTACAAAAGGATATATCCTATAATAGCAGATGCTTTAGATAGGGGTGAAGAGGTTGTAATAATATATGATGATATAGGATAGTGAAAAATTTAGTAATACACTCTACTTTGACTGAAGAAGATTTTAATATATCAGGAGGCTCTATAGCTAAATCTCATGCTGATGATGAAGATTTAAAGATATGTTCTTTTCAAGATGTTATAAAACTTGATGGAACAATAGAGTCTTTAGTGCAGTACAATCCTAAAAGGATAGACAACTGGATATACAAAGAGGATTATGAAAACCTAAAGAATAACTCTAGACACATTGCTTATGTTGGTGGTGTGGTCAATGGCTTTACAAGGAACACTATATCTAGAGCACAAAAAAAATCTTTAGGAATATATATAAAGTATATGTTGTTAAGGTTCCCAGACCTAAATATTGTAGGATACAGTAAGGTTTCTGGATATGATTCAGAGGGATTTAATGTTAGCTCTTTCTTGAAAGAAATAAAAACAGATTTAGTTTTAATAAATTTATAATTATGAGTTTAATGATGAAGCTTGTCAGAGACAGAATGTTAAAGGCAAGGAATGGTGGAGACCCACCAGCAGAAAAAAAGAAAGAGGTTTCTCTTACAGATATGACACTAGATAATATATCTAAGATAGAAAAGGTTTTCCCAGGAGCTTCTGACCTTCTAAAAGAAACTGCTATAATAGAATCTAAAATGGGAAGAGATACTAGGGCTGGAAAGAATGTATTTCAATTAACAAAGGTTGGCATTGATGCAGTTAAGGATATAAAGTCTCATCCAGGTCTAAAGAAATATCACCAAAAAATTAAAGAAAACTTTGGTTATGATATTATGAACGCTTCATATCAAGACTTTAAAACAGACCCATTGTTAAATGCTTTAGGTGCAAGGATGATGTATGGTAAGGTTCCTGACCCAGTTCCAGATACAGTTGAGGGTAGAGCTGATTATTGGTCTAATTTTTACAACACAAAAGCTGATAGTCATGGAACTTCTGATGCCTTTATAAAACAAGTAAAAGAGTTTAAGTATTAATGAGATGGATAGGTCAACATATATGGGATTTTATATCTAGGTTTCGTAATGATGTTTACTTTGAAAATCTTCAAGGCAGTTCAGAGACCACAGCTCTTGTTGTAGATGCTGATGGTAAGGTAACAACTAACAGTTTGACTGGGGGTAGTGGAGACTCTGAAGCTAGTAAAGTGAGACTTCCAGTTAGATTTAAAGAAGCTGTTGTTAAAGGTGACCCAGTATATATATCAGGATACAACAGTGGTCAAGACAGAGCAGAGGTACAAAAAGCTGATTGTGATGATGCTAATAAAATGCCATCATTTGGTTTGGCAGATGCTGACTATTCTTTAAATGATAATGGTTATGTAATATCTATAGGTAATTTAGAAGATGTAGACACTCAAGCCTATTCTGTAGGAGACACTCTTTATGTAGCTTCTGGTGGTGGTTTGACAAACACAAAGCCTACTACTGAAGCAAAACTAATACAGAATGTAGGTGTAGTTACTAGGTCTCAACAAAACAGTGGTATGATTGAGGTGGTTGCTACAGGTCGTAGTAATGATGTTCCTAACTTAGATGACAATGCTATATTTCTTGGGGACTCTAACGCTAAGTCTGTTCAGACTGACGCACCTATGATTGGACTTGTAACTGCTGCTGATTCTGCTGCTGCAAGAACTGTACTAAATGTAGACGTGTCTGGTACTGATAACTCTACTAACGTAACATTGGCTGGTACTCCTGATTACATAACAATATCTGGTCAAGAGATTACTAGAAACGCCATAGACTTAACAGCAGATGTTACAGGTGCAACGCCTATTGCAAATGGTGGTACTGGTTCTGCTTCAGCAAGTGACGCTAGAACTGCACTAGGTGTGGATGCTGCTGGTACAGATAACTCTACTAATGTTACTTTAGCAGGAGAAGATTATTTAAGTTTGTCTGGTCAAGAAATTACAGCAAACGATATAGACTTGACAGATAATGTTACTGGTATTCTTCCAGTAGCTAATGGAGGTACTGGTTCTTCTAGTCAAAAAGTTATACAAATATTTCCAATGAACTTTGTAGATGACTTAGGGACTACAAAACATTATATGCCATTTGTTACTAACATTGAGCAAACTGTAAACTATCAAGAAGAAGCTTGTATGGTTATGCCAGCAGATGGTAGAGTTGTTTCTGTGACTGTACACATGGCTCAAATGCACAACAACGATGGAAACATAACTATAGGTATTGAAACATCACCTTGTGGTCAATCATATACTAATCCTTGGACTATAGAAGAAACAGAAGTTACAATTCCTGCAGCAACACAAACAGATGACCATCATGTATTTCACTTTGCTTTTGACAACGCTAAACATTTTGAGTCTACAGATAAAATGGCTATATCAATACAGCAGTCAGCAGATATGCAAAATGCTAATAGATTTTTTTGGGTATCAGCAGTAATAGAGTATGATTGGTCAACTTTCTTGGGTGGAACTAGTGCAGAATATACAACAACACCTTAATTAATATATTATGATAAACTCACAACATACACTTTCAACTACATCAACAAAAATATTTAGGTCATTATCAAGGGGTGGTACAAAAGTTACTAACATGTTTTTAACAAACACAAACGCTACCACATCTAGACTTATTACTATTGAACAGGGTACGAAAGATTCAAAAACTACATTTATAACTTTTAATTTACCAGCACAAGTATCAATTAGCATTATAGACGAGTCGAATGATTTGTTTGTAGAACATAAAAACAGTATTTTTGCTAAAGCATCAGCAGGAACTGATGTGATACTAACTGTAAATTACGAAGATGTATAACCCAGAATCTATAAGAAGAGGTAACTCAGGAGAGTTTAGTTTTGTTGACATATTACACAAGAGAGGTTTCTTGATGAAAGAAATCAAAGGCAAGAGACAGTGGACAGAACACATAGATTTTTTATTCTGGAAAGATGTTAGGGAGTTTTCTGTAGATGTAAAAGCACTAAAGAAAATAAGCAGGTGGGATAAAAAGGTTAACCCAGATATTATATGGGTGGAGTTTAAAAATGTAAGGGGTAATGATGGTTGGCTTTATGGTAAGGCTACATACATAGCGTTTGAGTTAGTAGATGAGTTTATTATAGTGCAGACCACTGACCTAGCAAAGCTTTGCGAGAAGTTAGTAGATAAAAAAAAGAGGGTATCCAAAGCTAAGGATGCCCTCTATAGTTTATACACTAGGAAAGGTCAGAAGGATGAAATATCTATCATTAAGCTTTCTGATGTTCAGACTCTTCCACATTCTCTTGTTCAGAAGGAGTCTCGCTCTCTTGTTTTTTAGATAACTCTAAATACTCTCCATACTTTTTACAAGCATCTTTAGCCATGTGTTGCCAAGCCATTATCTTATCTCCAGTAGGGAACTCGTATTTAGTTTCTTCTACTATCTTATAAATAATTTCCACAAGCTGACCCATCTGTTGTTGAGTAGCAGTGTTTACTTTGTGTTGCTGGTCTATGAAAGCATGTACAGCCATAGGTACTTTAAACCTTTTACCATCAATGTGTAATTCACTAACCCCTCTTGGTGTTTTTTTCTTTGCCATAATTTAATTATAATCTACCTACCTTTCCACCTCTTCTTTTTATAATACCACCAAATCCTTGATGGTCTCTCTTGGTTTCTCCATAGGTTTTACATTCTTCGCAGTAAGCTTCTGGTGTTACTACCTGACCTTCAATTATTTTTATAGAGGTCTTTCCTTTGACCTCAAACTCTTTACATTTACACTTATACTTCGCCATATTTATTTTTTAATTTAATTATCTCAAACTCTAAATGATTTATAGCCTTCTGTATATCCTCTATATGTTTACTTCCATCACTTATTCCCTCCTCTTTTTTCTTTCCACAACGCAAGAGATAGGTCGTGGCAGTCCCAACATTGTAAGATAAATCAAAGTCTTCTATGATAGCTCTAGCCTCGTATCCATACACAGAGCCAATGTAATAGCTAGGTTTTTTAGTTCTTGAATAATCTATTATTTTGTTGTCTTTCATATTACTTATAAGCTTCTACTTTGTTCTCTACTTTTTTTACGACAGGCTCCTCCATCATTCTTATAATGGTTCTCCTAATCTTTGCAATATATCTATGCGAGGATTCAATTAAGTCTTCTCTATCTGTTTTCTTTAATAGGTTTTCATAATAGATTAGAAGGTGCTGAAGACCCTGCATCTTAATCTGTTCGTCTGTAATAAATTCTTGTTTCATTTTAATTTAAATTTAAATAGGTTAATATCCAGTTAATAGTTTTAGTATCTCTTCTATAGATTCATGTCTATGGTTGTCCTCTAAAACAACTTTACAAACATACTTAGAATCTTTTATTTTTGCAAGTTCATGTATAGCAGAATAGTTTCCATCCTTTAAATCTATCTGTTGCATATCACCACACAGTATCATCATTGAGTTCTTACCAAGCCTACCAAGAGCCATTCTAAGCTGTGATTTAGTTAGATTCTGGAACTCATCTACTATAACTATAGAGTTGTCAAAAGTACGACCTCTAAAGTGAGCTAACGATACAAGCTCTATCTCTTCTTCTTGCTCCATCTTTTCTAACTTATCTGGTTTATTGTAAACCTTTCTCATGTTAGATTTTATTGGCACCAACCATGGTTCCATCTTCTCTTTCTCAGAACCAGGCAAGAATCCATTGTCTTCAGTAGAAACTGTAGGTCTTGTGATTATAATTTTATTAAACTGCCTCTTAAAGAATTGGTCTAGTGCAATCTGTACAGCTAATAAAGTTTTACCACTACCAGCCCTCCCTACAACAAAACTAAATGGATGTTTTAACATCATAGTTTTTGCCTTCTTTTGTTCTTCAGATAGTGTTATCGAAAATCTTACAGAACCTTTTGGTGGTGTTTTTGACTTATTACTTTTCGTCATCATTTCTTAAGTATTCATATATTCTAGATATGCTTAGTCCCATTTCAAAAGCTATATCTCTAACAGTCTTTCCTTCTCTCCTCATTCTTATAGCAGTATTTGCTTTTTCCTTAGAGACATCACCAACAATGTTCTTGTATTCTCTTGAATAGCTAACCCAATTCTTACCTGTATTTTTTTCTTTCATATTAAATAATTTTGTAGACCTAGCAGGAGTCGAACCTGCAACTAAACTTTAGGAGAGTTTTATTATATCCATTTAACTATAGGTCTAAAAAAGGGGTGGCTGTCAGTAACCCCCCTTATAACCCACACGAACATTAAATCTTCCTCCAAAAACTGTTCGCTCCAACTGACTGGATAAATTTATTTTTGGTCTTGTGATTCTTCTATAACAACACTAGCCTTATCTTCTTCCTGTAGAATGTTGTACATGAAAGGGTCAATGCTCTTTATCTTGTTGTATATTCTCTTGATTTTTCTCTTAGCAGTAGCCTTTTCTTCTGGCATAACATCTGTTCCCTTAGAGTTTGTGTTAATCATATGAGCTTCATACAGCAAGTGGTCAACCTCTGTCCACTCTTTTTTCTCGATAACCTTCTCTATTGATTCAAGTTCTTTCTCTGCATCAAACATTGTATTCTTCTTTTCTTGTGCATAGTTTTCATGCACTTTTAAAATATCTTTAGATTTCATCTATTATCTTTTTAATTTTTGTTAAACATACTCTACTTGTGATGTACTTATAGTTAGAACCTTGCTGTTCATCTATCTTTTTAAGATAACTTTCAACTTCTGTTTTTATCTTATCCATCTTCTTTGCAAGGTCTTTCTCCTGCCTAGTCATCGCTGTTTTAAATATATATTTAAGACTTATCATGTAACAAATTTAGTAAATCTTTTATTAAAACAAGGCATTTTTTCTGAGAAGTTGGTAAAAAAATATGATATTCTTTTCCATTATCTAGTAGGTGTCTCCTCAATAACTTCCATTTAATTTTATTATCATTCCTCTGAAAACCTTTTGTATCTACAATGGAGTTGCATTTAGGTATGTAGAAGTCCACAGTCAGAGTCATCTGTCTGACTGCTTTTCCATCATACCTAAACTTATCTAGCAGTACATACTTCTTTTGAAACTCAAAAGGTATCTTTGCTTTCTTTAACTCCTTATAAAAAAAAAGCTCAAGCTTTGAATCAAAGGTAATACCTTTGTATTGAACCTTTTTAACTTGAACTCCTTTCTTTTTTTTGTAAAACATTATGATAAAAAATATGGTTTATATGTTGGTCTATGGTCTCCTACAGCAGTAACTATAGGTTCTAACCTACCATTTACCATGTTAAACTTATAGTCAGCACTACCAAGTTGACCCATGTGTCTGAACTTAACCTTCTGGACATATACCTCTGTAACATTATTAGAAAAGTTTCTGTAAACAGTGATACCATTATCAGCTTGATTCTTAAAGTTACCACTACCAGCTATATCAGTTAGCGTAGGTATCTCAATCAAACCAGTGGTAGGATTTTTAGCCATCTTTCTTGGGTGTGCAACCAATATTATGTGGCAATCATACATCTGTTTAAAATTATTTAACTTTATCATAAGGTCATTGATGTAGTTTGTTTCAGTCTTATTACCAATCTCATGAGACATCTTGTTCCATGGGTCAATCAGTATACCATTAACTCCAAACTTATAAACCAGTTCCTTTGCAATATTAAGAATATCATCTAAGGTATACAAATCTTTTTCAGGTCTTATCCATTTAAAGTTATTGTTTATAAATCTTTTGGAAACAAATAAGTCATCCTCAGACATTTTTTCTCCCCTCTGACCACTAAAGTTTTTTCCTATTAGTTTTTCTGCAAAGGTAGAGAAGTGAAGCTCTAGTGGGTAATGCTCTGGAGAGAATACTGCCCACTTCCAATCACACCTTACTGCCAACTTCATCATCTGGTCTTCTACCCAATTAGACTTACCATGAGTTGATTCACCAGTAACAACTGTAAGTTGTGCCTTGCCCCAAGAGAATATTTCATCAAAGGCTTTGTCTCCACTTAGGTCTCCTCTCTTTAATCCCTCAGCAAAAACCCTATCAATGTCTCCAGATATATCATTTACAGTTACCAAACCCTCAACTGGAAATCCTTCTGCCTTCCTCAAGCATTCAACTAAATCTTCTGCACCATGCTTTACCAGAAACTCATTAGCATCTTTACAATCTTTAAAGTTTACCTTAAAGCACTTATGCTTTCCAATCCTCCTAGCCAATTCAGACATGAGGTTTCTACCAGCATCATCCATGTCAACTGCTATGTATACAGACTTCATGTTTTCAAACATGTTCATCGCTGATTCTAGGTAGTCCATTGTTTTATCAGATGCTCCATTAGGAACTGATACACAGTTAGTTACACCTGCTTCCCAGAAAGATAATTTATCTATCTCTCCCTCAACAATAACGCAGTCTAGTACATCTTGATTGTCATTTGAAATGATGTCATCAATACCATAGAATATCTTCTCTGCATCCTTAACCATCTTAAAGTTCTTGGAACCATCTCTGTACTTTACATTAACCAAATCCCCATCCATAAGATAATTAAACTGTATAGTATTCTCTTCTTTTCTGGTCTGTGGCATATACTCTTTACCTTCTGAAATTTTATTTTCAATTAGAGTTTTCAAAGATATACCCCTACCTTTAAACCAAGATATTACATTTTGTGATAGGTCATGTAATGGTTTGTGTTTAGGTCTTACATAGGATTTCTTTTGAACCCTCTGTATCATGTTACCATTCTTTAACTTACCAGTCCATTCACAATGGTGGCAGTTCCAAACCCCCTCGTCAATGTTCACTGACAAGCATGGTTCTGATTTATTCTTTCTATCTTTAGAACATTTTGGGCAAGTTACTTTTGTCTGACCTCCACTCTTTCGCCCAATGTAGATGCCATAATCTGAAAAACTTTCCATATTAATTTATTTTAAAGGGTTTTTATCTACAAGAACAAACTGTTCTTTCACTTGTATTATAACATCCATTAGTTCATCATAAACCTTTTCGTATCCAACATTATCTCCTAGTGATTTTACAACCTCTTTCTCGTAGAGATTTGCTACACCACAAAGTCTATTGAATCTTTGTTTTAAAACTTTCTTGTGAACTCCTTTTAGGTTGTATAATTGTTCGTTAAAACATCTAAACATTGCAACAAGTAATATCATGTCCAATGCGTTTTCATCTTTAATTTCTTTTTTCATTTTACAATAGTATTTTTCCTTTATTAGTTTCGATTATAAGGTTTGAAGTTTTCGTTCTCTTCTCTTCCTCTTTTATTATTACATCGTTCCATGCCTCTTGGTTTAACCAAGTGATAGGGTGTTTACGATACTTTACCTCTGGTGTTGACTCAACATAAGGTTTTACCTTTGTCATTAGGTCTTCAATGTCTGCCATCTTTAATCTCATAAATTTATTCTGGCAACTCTTTTTACCAACCTTTTTATCATAATCAATCCAAAACTGCTCAAAGAGTTCTAATTTTTTGGCATCAGTTTTTGATGAAGAGTTAGTATTATTCTTTGTATTATTAGTTGTATTATTATGCTTTAGGTTTTCCTCAACCCCCTCTTTAGGTTTTTCTAATGGGGTCTTTGGGTTTTTCTCAAACCCCTTTAGGTTTTTCAAAAGGGTAAAGATTCTCCTCTGTTGCTGACCTTTATTCATGAATGTTCTTGTGGTTACAAGTTTAAGTTCTTCTAGCTTAGATATGCTAGTAGAAATAGTCCATGTACTTACATCAAGGAAGTTAGCAAAGTATTGATTTGTAGCAAAACAACCCTCTCCATTGTCGAGAGAGTGTATCTCTATCAGAAGTATCTTCTGTGTCCAGTTGAGGTCTTTGAGAAGGTATATCTCTTTGGGTATCCATATACCCTTAAAGTCTCTATGTACTTTCATATTATATAAATTTAAGTGGGTTAAACTCTTGGTAAAAAAAGGGGATAACTTTCGCTACCCCCTTTAAACTAACTAAAAAACATTTAGAATGGTAAGTCTGAACCACTATCTTCAGTAGTTGCAGTAGTTGGAGTTTTGTCAAAGACAAACTCTTTACCATTTCCTAAATAAGTTTTATCTCCTCCAGAAGTTCTCTCTTCTTTCGTTTGAGATATGAACGCATAGTGCGTGTTTCCATACTGGTCTTCGCCATCTTTGTTTCTAGCGATAGTTACATTAAGGTACTTTCCTTTTTTCCCTTCAATGATTTTTGTTTTGTCAATCTTTTCTAGATTGATACTTAAGTTAATAATACTCATAATAAAAAATTTAATTAAATTAGGTTACTAAAATGGTAATTCATCACGCTCACGCTCTTGATTTATGAAATCTTGAACGTCTGATGCTTGCAAATATACAACATTTTCTTTTAAAAAACGAACTGCTTTTAAATAACTTGAGAAAATAACATCATTTTTAGATAAAAAATAACTTGTAAATAGTGCCTTTCCATCTATCTTTGTTTCTAAGATAGCGTAGTGCACCCTTCTCTCTTTCTCATAGTTACTGCTACCTACTTTTGTAGGGAGTCCTATTGTTTCAGTTACCTCAATGACAACTGCTTGGTGGATTTTACCACTCTTTACGATAAAAAATTTATCAGTAGGTTTAAACTTCATTTGAAAATAATTTAAGTTGGTTATAAAATTGTGTTACGCAGTATCTACCCTTTTGTGTAAGGCAGTAGAGTCTATTGTTGTACATAGACTTTTCCTTAAGTATTTCTATAAAGTCCTCTGAAAGTAAATACTTTAGAGAATATATAGATGTTGTCCTACCACTAGGACAATAGTTTGTTACATCTTTCATTTCAAAGCATTCAAACTCTGAACCAAAGATAAGTATATCGAACTCTGTGTTCCTCAACTCTCTGTCGCTACAGAAATTTGCCTTTACAATACTATGATAAGCAAGGTTGTTGAGTCCCTTCAATCTCTCTGATTTTAGACTCAAGCTCCTCGACTTTGGCTCCAAGCCCTTCAATCTTCTCTTGGAGGCACTTGTTTTCTTTTTCAAGTTTTTCTTTGTACTCATAAGGAGTTATGTTTTTATTGTTAATAAACTCAGTTCTAAATAGTATCTTATCATACGCAGTTCTAAACAATCTATCGTACTTGTAATCATCAAGAAACTGCTTCATGTAGTATATAGATGTAGTTCTATCTCTATTTATAAATAGTCCAGAAATATCTTCATGTACATTGTGATAGTTTGAAAGAAGATTTACGATAACTTTTCTAGCAATAACAAGGTCTCTATCTCTACCTCGACCCCTTATTTCTTCTCTAGTTACACCTATCTCCTCTTTGACAAGGTCAAATATCATGCCCTCCATGTGATTACACACATCAGCAGACTTCTCTTTTAATCTGAAGATATAATTTCTTCTAGGTTTTAATTCAATCATAATATTCCAATTTCGTATGAGGATTGTGGGGTCTCCTTACTCTCCTTATCTATAAAATACTTTTTGTACTCTACTAATAATTGCTTGTAGTCTTCCCTACCTCTGTTAATAAATTCATTTGATGCAGATGCTATTACCAGATTGTTTGGTGCATCCTTTTCTATACATATAAACCAAAAGTCTCTCTTCTGGAAACCATCAAGATAGAACGCAGTTTGTCTGTCGTATCCATACTTCATGGCACTCCTCTTAAAGTTAAATAGATTTGGTTCTCTTGTAGTCTTGAGGTCTAGTAAATAATCATCAGCTACTCCATCTGCTTTACCCTTACACAACACTCCAGTATCACTATCTTCCCAAACCATTGGGACTTCTTTTTTGCAGTTGTCAATAAGGTCTCTAGCTATTTCGTTTGATATTATACTATCCCTCATATACCTCAATGAGTCAAATTCAGTTTGATTTAATATTAAATAGTTTTTCTTATTCTCTTTGAAAGCAGTCCAGTCTTTACCAGCCCTCCTACCTTGATATAAGACCACCTCTTTGGTAAACTTATCTGGTTCTAGGATGCAAAGATGGAACGCTCTCCCAAACTCTAACGCTTGTGATGTTCCAGAGCCATACTTCAAGTAGTGAGAGAGGTGTTTAGGGGACTTCTTCAGTCTACCAAGCATTGAATTGGTAACATAAGAAGCATCCCCATAGTAATCCTCATCACTATCGAATCTAGCAAGGTCTAATTTTGCCTTTTCTAAATCCATTACGATATAGCTTTCTCAACCTTAAACACTCCAGTAAACCACTCTTTCTGTTTTTCAGTAAGTTCATAGTTAGTTAGTTTATTTCTAACTACATCAGATTTACCATCCTCAATAAACTTGTTCATAGCTTTAAATTGAGCATCAGATAGTTTAGGTTTCTTTTCATCTTTCTTGAACTCTTGGGTTACTTGTGCAACATACTTGTTGTCATCATACATACCTAAGAATATATCAGCAGAGAATCCTAGCTTTGATAATCCTTTAGTTAAGGCATCAGTTGATACTTTCTTAAAGCAATCATCATCTAGTTTACCACTCTTATTGTGGGTAGCGATTGAAGAATTGATGGAGGCACTATGCTTACCATCCTTATCATTCCAGAACATCGTAGCTTGGTATCCAAGTAGACCCTCTGTTACCACGTAGAAGTTCTCATCCTCTACACCCCATCCTTTACCAAAAGCACCAAACTGCTCTGTCGCTACCATGAACTGATATTGAGCGTTGATACTGGTAAATTTGCGACCAAAGTTTACTTGTTTAGTGTACTTTGGATTTGTCTTTGAGACCTTGTCCCAAATAGCCATGTTTGTTTTAGCCATAGTTAAAATAAATTTAGTTAAGTTCTACCTTGATTACATTCAGTTTATTTGTAGAGAAATCCATGAGGTAGACATGGTCTCCACTATAAGCAAAAAGGACTTTCCCTTTCTTATATTCTACTTTATCTAAAGTTCTGTTAATGTTAAGAAGATACTTCGTTGCAGTATCTATCATATCCTTTTGATGTATTCTCATATTCGATAGTTTAATGGGTTAATTGACAAAATTGTCATGAATATAGGTTACAAATCTAATAAAAATAAAGTTCACATCCTACACTTTTGAGCAAAAAAAAAGAGGGTATTACCCCTCTTCTTTAATAAATTCTACTACTGCTTTATATACTAACTCAATATTTGTAGTCTGCAAAGCATATTTTAAATCAGTCAAGTCCCAATCAGCATTTTGCTCATCTCTTGACTTTATAATCTCGTTTGCTACTGGCATAAGCCAATCCCAAGACAGATGATAGTTTAAGTTGTCGGCAGTATACCAATCATCGTGATTCATACCATAAACAACCTCTTTTGCACCCATTATTTCTGTGGGTAACTCCATAAATTCTGCTATTAGTTTATTGTTTTCCATCTTCTTCTGGGTTTAAAATTAAGTTACTAAATAATGTTTCGACTTCATCATATCTTTCGTTGTAGAAATCTTGTGCTTCATCAGTTAAGGTGTAAGTTTTATCCTCAACATTATCAAAGCCAGTGTTTTTATAGTATTCTCCAAACTCTAGTTCTAACATTTGTGTTACAACCTCATCTAGAAATTCCATAACATTTGAATCATTTGTTTTCATATTAAATATAATTTTAGGGTTAAACAACCTCCCCCAGAGGGGGAACGCACTACACTTAATGTTCTTTTTAAAGTGGTGTAGTCCACTACTTACCAAGCAAAAGCATGATAAATCCATACAAGATGGTGCTGAAAAAAGCTACTATAAATACTGCTTGAAATAGTAACCAGAATAATTGTGCCATAATCTCTATAAATCTTACCATAACTTTATCTCGTGTTTATGTTCAACGAAATCATACCACTCTCCAATATCATCGTGTATCTCTCCATCCTCTCCAAGACATACCATAAAGCAGTCTTTAGAGTTAGATTGATGGTCAATAGTATCTATGATTCTGTTTATAGCCCTTACCTCCTCGTAGTCATCATACCACTTTAGGTATTGAGCAGAATATACAACCCAGTCTCCTCGATTGTAATCATCATCATTGATTTTTTTGTTGGTAACCTTCCAGCAATCTTCTGTAAAATTCTCCTTGATAATTGCATCAATTTTATCTTTGAAATTCTTCTTTACTCCAAAGATAACATCACTTCTGTATCCCATTGTAATTTAGTTTTAGGGGTTAATAAAACCTCTATGATATGCTAGTGTGTTTTGATAACCTCAGACTTTATCATTTTATACACCACTAACATACCATAAAACGCTCTATGCTTAATTCCTATTTATACTGGCATAGTCCAGTTTTAGAGATGTCCACCATATCCACTCTCAAATTCATACCTCCATTCAGAGTCAGCCTCTAGTTCACACATACCTCTGTACTCCTCTACACCACTCCCATATTGTAAGTTAGATTCGCTAATAGCTTTGTCTATCTTGTCAATATACAGGTGTTCGTTATTACGCAGATATTCTTGAACGTCAACATCTGCAAAACCATTTGGTAAAATAGGAATTTCAATCTCTATCTCTGCGTACTTGTGGTACACAGACCTTTGCATAATTTTTACTTTTGCCATTTTAATTTAATTTTAGGGTTAATAATACCTCTATGATACACTGATGTAAAGCACATTGACTATTGCCTTTGGGGATGATTTTTACGAGGGGCTAACTCCCTATTACCCTCCTACTTACTACATCTAGTGTACCATAAAACGCTCTACGCTTAAATTCTATTTATAGTGGCGTAGTCCACTTCCCCTAAATACAATCTCTTGTATCTTCTTTCTTCTTAATCTCTAGTATCTCCTCGATATACTCTCCAATCTTATGACACACCTCTTGTTGAGATTGTGCAATCTTTTCTTCTAGTATGCCATCATATGTAGAGTCATATCCAAATTCATACTTGTCTGCTGACTTTAGCCATACAGATAACTTTCTTAATTCTTTTTCCATAATATTTTTTTTAGGGTTAAACATTTGTAATGGACACCCCTGCTTCACAGCAGTAGTGTTTCGACCATTGAGGTCTCATCAGCATTACTAGGCAGTCTCCATATACTTCTTGATAGTATTAAAGGCAGTCAAGTTCTTCTTGTAGCCACTACCATACATCAAGTAGTTAAGGTCTTGCTTCTTCTCTAGGTGATTAGTATAGTATGTTACTGCATTAAACAGACCCCATAGTGTACCACCTTTCTCTCTAGTCTCTTTAGCTAGAGCAGTCTCAAATTGAGAAATCTGGTTACGCTTTCTGGTAGAGTTATCAGAGACCTTGCTCTTCATATCTACATTGAATACGCTACCCATAACTTTCTCTAGGATAGTCTCATCTATCTGTATTTGAGACATCTTCTGAAAGTCATCCATTAACGCTCTGTCTGTATCTAGTGCTTTCTGAAATTCATCAACTGCAATAGCTAACCTCTCACTAGCAGACATTGTATGTCTGAATTTAGATAGGTCTTTCATTGCTCTGTGAAACATATTGCTACAAGATACTACAACATTTGTTGAGCCAAAGCCAATACTAGATGTACCATCATGTGAGTTAAGGCAAGTAATGTTACGCTTGATAACATCATTACCAATTCTCTCTTTAGGTAAGGTCATCTGATAGTATATCTTCTTACCTCCTTGTAAACTACCTCCAAGTATTTCTCCACCAAACCTAGCTTGGATACCAACCATAATTTCAGCTAGTTCTGAATTAGGCATAACCTCATAGCGATTACCTACGCTACCTAGCCAGTTACCATTATCAGAGCGAAACAAACCATAGGTTTCAGTCTCAAACTTGTAGTCTGTAGCTGAATCTATTGCTACCAGAGGTAACTTGTTTACATTCCAGTTAGTTTTAGTTTCTTCTAATACTTGAAAGATTCTTTCATTCGTTGTCATAATAAAATAAATTTAGGGTTAAATTGCATTATTGCAATAGACTACTCACTAGGAGTAGTTTCGACCAATTAGGTCTCATCAGTATTGCTATTCAGTGTAGATGTATAGAGAGTTTATCGTATCTAGTTCTTCCTCTAGAGCATACAAGTCATCTTGAGTTACTTGCTCTCCTAGTAGCCAACCATACGATTCTGGATGATTCATATCCAATGCCCAGAGGACATTACCAATATCATTCTGTGTTCTCTCTTGTATCTTATCTAGGTATTCTTTTCTCCTAGATTTAGACTTCATCTTAACAACTTTTTCTTCTATGTAGTTCATAGTAATTTAATTTAGGGTTAGTATTAGACCACTATCTCTAGTGGTTTCGACTCATCAAGTCTCATCAGTAATACTCTTTTCTAGTTTTTTTACCCTTTCGAGTACCTCTTCTAGTTTCTTGATTTCGTACTCTAGTAAAGTTAAATCTTCATCATCGCAAAAACCTTTCTTCTGTTGGTGTTTAATGTTTCCTATTGTCATCTTTAGTCTTTCGCTAATTTTGTAGTCCATAGTAATTTAATTTAGGGTTAGTATTAGAAACCTCTGACTCACATCAGTAGTGTTTCGACCTATAAGGTCTCATCAGTAATACTCTAGTAGGCACTAACTGGTCTAACCTCTAGTTCTTTTAATAGAACATCAGAGTCTACATCCAGTAGTCTACCTAGTCTGTTGGCATACTCCATTCTCAACATATCTGATATATGTCTCAAGTGAAGACTCTCTTGCCAATCTGATATTGTGCAATCATTAGAAATACCACCAAGCATACCTCCTCCCAGATAATTCTGGTAGGCAGTCATTCTCTGGTCATCGTAACCAAATTCAGTTAAGTCAATTTCGATACCTCCACCTCTAGTGGTTAGTTTCTCTCTTAATACTTCAAATACCATAATAAAATAAATTTAGGGGTTAATAATTTGTAATAGACATTCCCCACCAGATAGTGAGGGATGTTTCGACTCATCAAGTCTCATCAGTATTACTTTCTCTTGTTTAAATAAGAATATAAAAGAGGTTCTTTGTTTGTTTCATTAGAACAATCATCGTCAACCATAGTGTAAATCTTGTAAACACTTACCTCATGTTCACTAGAGTTTACATAGTTTTTAATCTCATCAGTCAGAGATGATGCTCTCATCCTAGCGTAAGTATCTTGCTGGGCATATGTCCCAGAAACTTGTGGACTAGGTAGGTGAAAGTCTTTTGTACCTTTCAACGTACCATTGTTATCGTGATGATATATCGCTACAACTGGCAATCCTTTCTTGATAGCATAGTAAATCTCTTGAGATAATTCGTAATAATTCATAATAGAATAAATTTAGGGGTTAATTGGCTTGTCTCATCAGTAGTAGAGTAGCCACCTCTACTAGACCTACACTAGTAACTAGGTAGGTTTCGACATTGTCGAATTTCCCTAAACCCTAGAGTAACCACATCGCAGTAGTACCACCTACTTGCTAGATTACTCTGCTTCCCAAAAACTAAATTACTACGCCTTACTTGATTAGAGATGTTCGCATATCATCTGGAGTCTATCTTATCCTATTTCCTATCAATATCACATCGAGGGTAATCTAGGAGAACGAGAGCCAAGTATACTAGGTATGCAACCTAGTGAGCGTTGATGTCGCAGTAATTCAGTATGTCAATGAACGATTGTTGGGGCAAATATACAAACATTGAACTTTAATTTCCAAATAAATTTAAATAAAAATTCATTTACTAGATACAAATTAATTTCAAAAACATATCAAATTGGCACCAAAATCATCAAAAATGTCGTGCTGAAATTGTCTAAAAACGTCAGATTTTGAAAGTTAAAGTTTGAAAAGTGAACATTACTAGATACCAGACCTAGCAAAATGTGGTAATTTGTGGTAAATTGTGTAATGTTTGTTGGTAAAGTTTAAAGGTTGAATAGGCTTAATAGGGGAGGGAGTTACGCATCATCTGTGTAGGTGTGCGAAATAAGACCATTTAGAGCAATCCTAACAGACTTTTTCTCTTGCAGTGAGCATATGTTCTATTTTTGCATATATAGTACGCATGTGTGATGTAATGTATCAACAGAAAGTAGTTGGTAATTATCCAGAAAGTAGTAGTAGTTACTAGGTATGGATAGGTAGTAGTCGCTTTTTATTTAGACCAGTAGAAGCTAGACCCCACCCACTAGAGAAGAACGACTTTGGGATTGGACTGCGTGGCTCCCACCAATATATATAACCCCAAACTTCTATTGACCTACGACTTCAAAAAGTCAGGACTCATTTTTTGGAATACACCCATACATGATTCTGGGTTAAGGTTTATGATATTGTTTTTAGAAAAGTGCCCTATCTCTTCTTTGTTATTAAACTTGTCAAACATTCTCTGTAGTGCAACAGATTGTTTCATATAAGCAGGTGCACCTGTTTTATTTTTTGGAAAGAAGTCATGAAACTGATTATGTTCTTTGTATTCTTGACAAGCGTCAAAGCCTAGTAGGTATACTTTACTTGCCCTAGCTGCTATACAGAAAAGTATTGCTAGTTGACCAGATGTGTGTAGTGTAATCTTTGGGTGTTGTTTATCTATTGCCTTTGACAGTCCTATCTGTTGGTGGTAGTGTGTACCATGTATCAGTGCAGTATTCTCGTATGCTCTTGGGTATAGTTTAGCTTCGTGGTATTTATTGTTTCTTAGGTGTCTAGACCATGTTAGTTTATCTGTATTGATAAATGTTTCGTCTTTTCCATACTCTCTTACGAATCTCCAGTCAAGGTGTGTTATAAGGTTTGTATTGGGAACATATTTAAACGAGTGGTTTACAGATATTGTTGTCTTATCTCTTAGGCATTCAAAGTCAAAGTTTTTTAGAGAAGGTCCTCCTCCAACAATAAAAACTTCCTTACCCTTAAAGTTATCTCTAAGTTCTTGTATTACCACTTGACTTTATTTGCCCAGTATGCAGCAGACATTTTTCCCTTGAGTATATTCCTCCTGTGTCTTGCTTTGAATGATGCCCTTTTCTTCTTCATCTTTGAGGACTCACCAGATTTAGGTTTACCTGCTGTTGAGGCACCCTGCTCACCAAACCTTATTAGTTTAGTTTTATCACCCTCTTTTGCCATCACTATGTGAGACTTCTTTGGGTGTGATGGTGTCCTCTTTGCTTTGTTAAATCCACTAAGACCTAACCTCTTCATTGTTGCCCTTGCTCTTTTTAGTTTATCTGACATTAGGAAACTGTTTTAGCGTTTGTTGTATGTTGATTACCCTGTATGATTGTAACATTATCCTTACCACTATTCTTTGCCTTCTCTACACCAGTGTTAATATCTTTAGCTAAAAGTATAGCTGCTTTTATTATCGACTGTCTCGTATCAGTATTGTTGAGGTGTGATAAGATGTGGTTAAGGTTATTTGATGAACTACTAAAACTACTAATCATAGAATTAACTATGCCCTCTACTGTTGCTTGAAACTCTTTATTATTTACCTTCATATTTTTTCCACTTACCTTTTGGGCACTCTTCTGAAGCCCATTCTGTTTTTAAGTATATAACACAACCACACTGTTTACATGTTTCTGGTATTGTGTTGCCTATTTCTTCGCAAGACATACACAGGTTAAATCTTTTAGACCATGTGTCCATTGGTACTTTTGTAAAGTCATTCTCAGCGTGCCTTGCAAACGCTTTAAAGAATGTTTTAATCCTTTTGATTAGCATATACAAATATACGAATTTTGTTTCTTTTAACAAAATGATAGAGAGATATATATATTACTTAGGTTTTATAATAGAGTATTATATATATATCTTATATACTATGTATTATTATGTATTAGGTTTACCTAAAGGGGGTGTTAGGTAAATCACAATGGGGGGTTGGGTTTTTCACAAGGGGTTGCGTATGTAAAATATTTTATATATTTGTAGTATGGATTCAGCTAAAAGACTAAACAGAATAATTAAAGACCTTGATAAAATCAAAGAAGACATAAAGATGTTTGACTTTGCATTTTCATTTACATATGCAGATGATGATGTCGAACTTGGTATATGTAATCTACTATCAAGAGATATGAATGATGAGGTTTTTTATGAAATGATATATGGTTTTATAGATACTAAGAATGATTTAGATGGAAACTCATCTACTGATATAGATAATTTTTTAAATGACAATTAAATGGAATTAAGTAATAATGCAATAAGAAAGATAACTATTGCCAAGGGAGATATGAAGGATGGTATCTCTTATGTTGTTGGCAGGGTTATCATGGGTGGCTCATTAAAGATTGAAGCCATCATGAGGGATGATGCTTATCATGAAACCTTTGGAGATGTGTGCTACAGTGTTTACTGTTCAAAGACTGAAACACCAGGAGAAGCTTTTAAGTGGAAAGACTTCTTTGGTCAACCAATGGTTATTGAGTATGATATAAATCCTGCTTACGATGAACTATAAACTACTACACAATAGATGTTTGTTAGAGTTTGTAGATAAGTCTGACATCGCAGAAACAAAATCTGAAGTAACACTCTATCAAGCTGGAAGCTGGGATATTTTAAAGCATACAAACCAAGATGCTGTAGTTAGGAGGATTCCTGCTAAACTAACTGGTCACCTAAAAGATTTTGATGTTGAGGTAGAGGAGGGAGACAGGGTGTTTGTTCATCACTTTATCTGTCAACCAGATAATCACTTTGATTACGAGGGTAAGGAGTATGCAGAAATGAAGTACCAACACATATACTGCAAGAAAGAATTAGATGGGGATATAGAAATGATTCAGGATTATGTATTCTTAGAGAGGGCATACTTCTCTGAAGAGACATGTAAAACATCAAGTGGCTTGTGGTTAAAATCAGAACCAGACGAAATGAAAGGTTGTGCATGGGTTAGACATACAAATAAACACTCAGAAGGATTCAAGGTTGGCGATTTAGTTGCTTACAAAAAACTATCAGACTACTCAATGAGTATTGATGGGGTTGAATACTTAAGGATGAAGAACGAAGATATTACTGGAGTTCTTGACCCAGAACTAATACATGTAGGAGTATAATGAATAATTACACAAAAGAAAGTATAGTTAGGTTAATTCAAGCTGCCAAGAAGAGTGTAGACATTCTTATTGAAGAGATTGAAAGACCATTAGATAGAGAAGAGTTACAAGATGATAAAGCTCGTAACGCTGCTAAAGCAAAGAGAGAATGCTTTGAAGATGCTCAAAAGATTATTGGAGATATTGCTAAGTTAGAAGCACAACTCAATGGTGAGGAGATAGAGTCTGATGATGGTACATACAGTGCAGGTTTTGCAGAAAAGTTCGCAAATAAAAAAGAGTAGTTAAAACTACCCTTTCTTATACGAAAACTTTGAAACTATGTAAGAAAAATACCTACAAAGTACAAACATACAAAACTCTATTGATATATCAAAATAATATTCGTATATTTGTAAATCTATTAAACTACCAATGGCGAGAAGACAAAAGGTAAATATTAGTGAGCTATCTATAGAGCTGCCACTTAAGCCAGCGAAGGAACAAATCCTTGGCTACAATCTTGCTAAAGAAAATCAAAGATGGACCAGAACTGAATTACCTAGTGACTGGGATTACATGAACTCAAGAGACAAGGCTGCTTTTGTAAAACAAGAGTACGACAGGAGAGAGAATGGTATGTGGTTCATGAATAATGGGGTAGAAACTTACATTACTGGCAATCATTACTTCTACCTCAACTGGTCTAAGATTGATATTGGTTACCCTGACTACAGGGATAGAGACAGGAGGTTCTTCCTTTTCTGGGAAGAATGCAAGAAAGATACAAACTCATATGGAATGCAGATGATTAAGCACAGAAGAGAAGGTGCTTCATGGAAGGGTGCTTGCATGGCTCTGTATGATATAACACAAAACTATAATGCACATGGTGGTCTACTATCAAAGACTGGTAAGGATGCGAGAGAACTTTTCGAGAAGGTGGTTTACATGTTTAGAAACCTACCACCATTTTTCCAACCTATCATTGATGGAACAGATAATCCTAAATCTGTACTATCATTTAACAAACCTGGTGAAAGGATTACTAAGACAACTAGGGGTGTGCAAAAATCAAACGCACTAAACTCAAAGATAGACTGGAGGAACACAAAAGAAAACTCTTATGACTCTACTAAGCTAAAGTATTACATGTGTGATGAGGCTGGGAAATGGGAAGAGGCTGATGTATCTAAAAACTGGCAGATTGTTAAACCATGTCTCTCTGTAGGTACCAACATTGTAGGTAAGTGTTTCATGCCATCGACAGTAAACGAAATGACTAAGGGTGGTGGACAGAAGTATAAAGCTATCTGGGATGACAGTGACCCTGAAGAGAGAGATGGTAATGGTAGAACAAGGTCTGGATTATACAGATACTTTACACCAGCATATGATGGGTACGAAGGATTCATTGATGAATATGGTAACTCTGACATCAAAGGTGCGAAAGAGTACCTTGATAACATCAGAGAGAGTTTGAAGAATGACACATCTAGACTCTCTGAGCACAAGCGTCAGTTCCCATACACACCAGAGGAAGCGTTTAGGATAGACAATAAAAGCTGTGCCTTTGATTCAGAGAAGATATACTCACAGCTAGACTACATGGAAGGTTTGATAAGACCAATGACATTCAAGGGAAACTTTATATGGTCTAATGGTGTTAAGGATAATGATGTAGTTTTTGTTCCAGATAGAAATGGTAGATGGGAAATAGCATGGCTTCCAAACTTGGAAGACAGGAATGAAGTAATGAAGCGAAGGGGTAAGTGGGCTCCAAAAAACGAAGCCACTATCGTGGCTGGAGTAGACCCTTACGACCACAAAACCACAACAGATGGTAAGAGGTCAGATGCTGCTGCTTATGTATTTAGAAAATACAACCCTGCTCTACCAGCAGAAACACACATGTTTGTTGCAGAGTATATAAACAGACCTGCTACAGTACAGATGTTTTATGAAGATATGATTATGATGTGTAAGTTCTATGGTTGTCAAATACTTGTAGAGAATAACAAGATTGGTCTAATAAACTACATGGAACAGAGGGGTTATGGTGAATACCTTATGGAAAGACCAGAGGTTACACATACAAAAAATAGTAGGGGACAAAAAATTAAAGGACTACCATCTTCAGGTGAGGCTGTTATAAACAGTATCATTGATTCTATACAAGCTTATGTTTATGAGGCTGTAGGGTATGATGAGGATTCAGGAGCTATAGGTAGGTGCTTCTTTCAAAACCTACTACTAGACTGGGCAGAATTTGAGCCAGACAATAGAACAAAGTATGATGCTAGTATGGCTTCAGGTATAACGCTACTCGCTGCACAGAAGCATGTTAAAGTAAAGAAACAAAATAGTAAACCAATAGTATTTGTCAAAAGATTCAATAATAGAGGAATGACATCAAAAATAATTAGATAAAATGTATAATAATTTTGGAAATAAAGTATCAGAGTCAAATGGGTATCCTTCTCCATTTGTATCTCCAGAAGTTAAGAATACCAAAGAGTATATCCTAGCTTATTTAAAACAAATGTATTCTGACCACATTAAGAGAGATGCAACTCTTTATGACTATCAGAAGTTAAGTTTTGCAGAGAATAGAAGATATTCTGAGGGGAATCAAAGCGTTCAGAAGTATAAAGACTTACTTGACAATCAAGGAGACCAGTCTTATATGAATCTTGACTGGACACCTATAGCTATCATCCCTAAGTTTGTAGATGTTATTACAGGTGGTATGATGAATCAAGATTTTGATATTATGTGTAATGCAATCGACCCACTATCTGCTACAAAAAGAAAACAAGAGAGAGCAGAACTTTTGACTGACATGAAGATGAAAGAGGTTTCAGAAAAGTTAAAAGGTATGGGTGTTGACCTACAACAAGGTAGACCAGTTCTAGATGATGAGGAGGAGGTTGATTTGTTTATGGATTTAAACTATAAGCAGGCTGCTGAAATCGCCATGGAACAAGCTATAAAGTTTGTTGTAGAGGCTTGTGACTTTGATGTAGTTAGAGAGGAGTTAATTAGAGATTTAATTGTACTGGGTATATGTGGGGTAAAAACAGAGACTGAGGTTAATGGTCAGGTTAAAGTTAGATATGTAGACCCACAGAGACTTGTAACATCTTACACTTCAAGCCCAGACTTTAGAGACATGGTTCATGCTGGAGAGATTGTGAAGATGAGCATAAGAGATTTAAAGAGAATGGCAGGAGACCAATTCTCTGATGAAGATTATGAAGAAATGGCTACACTAGTTTCTACAAAGTATAGTAATCAAGAGAGAACAAGTAGTAATAGCGACTATGGTTATGGTGCTAGTCCTTATGATGATTATACTATAGAGGTTATGGATGCAGAATTTTTAGCTGTTGATACATACAAGTATGAAAAGAAAAAGAATAGATTTGGTGGATACTCTTTTAATAAAAAAGATTTTGAATATGACCCACCAAAGAATAGTAAGTACAAGAGAGAACAAAAAAATGTACAGGTAAAAAACAAATATGTTGGTAAATTTATAGTTGGAACTGACTTTGTTTTTGATTTTGGTAGAGCTAAGAATCAAGAAAGACCAAAAGGATTTTTGTCTGAGACTATGTTGTCTTATATAGTATTCTCTCCTGGGATGAAAGATATGAGGTTTAAATCTCTAGTGTCTAGAATGATTCCATTCGCTGACCAGATTCAGTTGGCACACTTAAAAATTCAACAACTAGTAGCTAAAGCTAGACCAAAAGGATTAGCTATTGAGGTTGGTGGATTAGAGAATGTAACCAAGGGTGATGGTGGTGCTACATGGGACCCACTAGAACTACAGTCTATATATGACCAGACAGGTAACTTCTACTACAGGAGATTAGATGATGAGGGTAATGCTTCATCAGGACCTCCTATTATGGAGTTAGAAAATGGTATTGGTAGAGACCTTGGTAATTTAATATCTATATACAACTACAACCTAGAAAGGATTAGAGACGTAACAGGTATTAATGAGGTTAGAGATGGTTCAACACCATCTAAAGATTCTTTAATTGGTGTTCAGAAAATGGCTCTAATGTCTTCTAACAATGCAACAAGGTCAATCAATAGTGCTTACTTTAATATTATTGGTAGAGCTTCAAGGAGTGTTGTCAGAAGGGTTCAAGATGTTGTAACATACTTAGGAGATTTTGAAATATATGACCAAGCTCTAGGAACCTCTGCTATAAATTCATTCAAGGATATAGACGATATGAGAGAGATAGACTTTGGTGTGTTTATTGATGTTATGCCTGATGAAGAACAAAAGGCTATACTAGAACAGAATATACAAATATCTCTATCTCAGAAAGAACTTAGGATTGAAGACGCTATACTTATTCGCTCAATAAAAAATACAAAGCTAGCAAATAGGATGTTAGTGTACAGAAGGAAGAAGTATATGAAAGAGCTACAAGAACAGGCTCAAGCAAACTCTCAAGCTAACGCTCAACAGCAAATGCAATCAACTCAAATGGCTGGTCAAATGAAACAGCAAGAGACTCAACAAGCTCTAGCTATTGAATCTGAAAAGATGAAAATCGAATATAGCTTAAAAGAAGAATTTGCAAAAGCAGAACACATGAGAAAGATGGAACTTTTAAGTTTGTCAAAAGACTTGGAGGGTAACAATCAGCAGAAAATTGAGAGAGAGCGTTCTGAAAGGAAGGGTCAAGCTCAGGGATAATTTTGATTTATACTAAATTTTTATTATATTTGCAAACTAATAGGTAACTTAATTTAATTAATAAATATGAACAATAATGATTATATGGCAGAAGCCTTGTCTAAATTACAAGGTGGTGACCAAGAAAGTTCTTTAAATAATGAAGAGGCTCAGAAGCAGGAAACTGTTGAAGAGCAAACAACCAAGACTGAACCAGTCGCAGAAGAACCAGTTCAAAGCGAACAGCAAAAAGAACAGGTAGAAGCGACTCCAGAAGTTCAAACTGACGAAGTGCCTACCATAGATAGGGATAAGTTGTTTCAGGAAATGCTAGTCGAAAAGACAGGTGGTAAATTTAACAACTGGGAAGAGTTAACTCAAATGACTGAACAACCAACTAAAACAGAGTTGGATGAGAGGTTAAGTGAGATTCAAGAATACCTTAATAAAGGTGGTTCTTTTGAAGACTTTATACTATCACAGGCAACAGACTACGATAGTTTGAACGACCTAGAATTAGTGAAAGAAAAAATGTTAGTCGACAATCCAGAGATGGATGAGAGTGACGCAGATTTTTTACTTGCTAGGAAATACAAATTGAATGACGAAAACTTTGATGAGGATGAGGTTAGGTTATCTAAGATTGAGTTAAAGGCTGCTGCTAAAGAAGCTAAGAATACTCTAAAGGAAATGCAAGACAAGCTCAGGTTGCCTGAAGCTAAACAAAGCATCACTGAAGATATTCAAAAGCAACAGGCTGCACAGCAAGCTCAAGCACAACAACAGAGAGAACAATGGCTCAAGAGCATTGAGACTAGCGTTCCAGAACTTAAGGATGTTTCTTTTAAAGTAAACGACCAAGAGTTTAGACATGTTGTTACAGATGAGCAGAGAGAAAACATTGGTAAACTCAACAGCGATTTGAATACTTTCTTTGCAAAGTATCAAAGGGAAGATGGTAGCGTTGATATGAAAACACTTAATTCTGATAGGTATAAGTTAGAATACTTTGACCAAATCATGAGGAGTGCAGTATCACAGGCTAAGGCATCTGGAACTGAAAACATTGTTAATGAGATTAAAAATCCAAGTGTTTCAAGTCAAGCTCAAACTACAGATTCAAAACCAAAATCCATAGAAGACCAAGTAAGAGATGTTATCTACAGAGATATATTGAGATAATAATTTTAACTTTTTAATACTTTTTTAAAATGGCTTTAACACCAACTAACGCTACATATACTCCTTCAAATGCAAGAATTGCAACGAAGAGTAACTATATTAGCACACTTGACCTGCACAAACCAGACAGGTCTGAAGACTTTATCAAGAGATATGGTTCTCAAAATTTAACTGGTTTATTAGAGATGATGGGAGCAAAAGCACCAACAACTCAACAAACTTTCACTCACTATGAGGAAGAGTACATTCACAACTACTTAGAAGTTTCTGCTGATGTAACAGGTGATACTGCTGCTGCTAAGACGATTGATGTAAAAATCGTTGCTGCTGTAGACACTCCAAATGATGGTTCAGCTACACACAGGACTGCTGCTCGTTTAGGAGACATCGTTATGTTAACTGATGGTTCTTTAGCACAGGTTGTAGGTCTTAGGACTCACACTGGTTCTGCTTTAGTAAATGGTGTTGCTGTAGATGGTTTCTCTGTACCTTTCGCTCCAGGTGCTGCTGCTGTAGAATCTATTAAATTAGCTTTCTATGATGACGCTAATGGTACTTTAGCTTTAGCTGATGGAGATTTATTACCAATCATTGGTAACGAATTTGCTGAGGCAACTGGACAGCCAGATGGATTAACTCCAAAGGCTAAGAAAGTAGACAACACTGTAATGATTATGAAAGAATCATTTGAGGTTTCAGGTTCTGAAGCTACTAATGTTGTTTATGTAAAAGTTCAGGGAGCTGATGGAAAAGAAGGTTACCTATGGTACCTAAAAGGTGAGGCTGATACTTACAGAAGGATGCAAAACTACTGTGAAATGACAATGCTTTTAGGTGAGCAAGCTACTGGTGATTTATCATCAAATGGTATGTCAGGAACTTTAGGTTTAATTCCTAACATCAAAGCAAATGGTACTCAATTAGACCCAGGTGCTTTTGGAGACTATGGTACTGATGACATTGATGACATGGTAAAAGCTATCGACAGAGAGCGTGGAGCTAAAGAAAACATGTTATTCTGTGGTATCGAACTTTCTTTAAAGTTAGATGATGTAATCGCTGACTTCAATGCTGGTACTACTGCATCTGCATTTAAGTTTGGTCACTTCAACATGGGAGACACTGCTGACTTTGGTTACACTAAATTCAACAGAGGTGGATATACTTTCAACAAGTCTATCTATGACCCATTCTCTTACACTGGTATGTTAGGTTCTGCTTCAGGACAAAACTGGGGTAGAGTTGGATTTACAGTTCCTATGGATACTCAAAGAGATGGTAATGGCGATGCTGTACCTTCAATGAGGATTCGTTACAAAGAAGCTGGTCCTTACTCAAGAGAGATGGAGCACTGGTTCACAGGTTCTGCTGTTCTTCAAGATAAGACTGATGATGTTGATAACTTGAAGTGCCACTACAGAACTGAGCGTGGTTTAGAAGTGTTTGGTGCAAACAGATTCGTTTACATCGAAGCATAATTATATTGAGATAGGGGAGGGAAATCCTCCCCTTCTTTTTTTTAACTTAATTTAACAAACATTTTAAAATGAAAAATTCTAATGAGACAGGTGCGTCTATGAAGTCACCAAAAGCAAAAATAAAATCTCCATTAACATCTGCTAAGAAACCTAAAAGAGTTTCAAGGAGGGATATTGAAATGGAGAATCTTAAAAAGAAAAAACCTTATGTATTTGAATTAACTAAGTCATATAGAGACTCAAGTAATCCAAACAGAAGGAAATATCCAGTTCAGTATATATTAAAAGGCACTGATATTATATACGACCCAATCACAAATCAAAACAGAAAGATTAGATATGCTCCAGGTGAGAAGTCAATATTTGTTGATGAGCAGTCTGAAAATGTAAAGGTTAGCTCTATTGTATTCAAAAATGGTACACTTATGGTTAGAAAAACACAACCACATTTGTATGAGTATATGATGGCTTGTAATGCCAACTCTGATAATCCTAACAGAACAGGAGGTAAGCGTGGTGTGTTTAGATTGAAAGATAGCTCTAAGGATATTGTAAACAACATGCAGTTTGCTGAAAAGCAAATGGAAGCTATGAATCTAGTATTCAATCTAGATGAAAATAAGTTGTTATCTCACGCTATGGTTATGGGTATTAATATAAACAGAGGTCTTCAAGAGATTAAGTATGACCTTAAGATAATGGCAGAGAAAGACCCTGCTAAGTTTATTGAAGAGTTCAATGACCCAAAGGCTGAGAAAAAATATCACATACTTTTAGCAGAGGACTATGATATTATTGGTCACGACCATTATGAATACTTCTGGAAAAGAGCTGGTCAAAAACAAACTATTGTAAATATTCCTATAGGAAAGAACCCAATAGATTACTTTGTTAACTTCCTTTATGAGAAAGATGGAGAGGTAGTTTACTCTCAAATCTTGAAAGAATTAGAGGAGTAGTATACTGCTACATATTTACGAGAGCCCTTTCTATCTGGTTAGGGCTTTCTTTTTTCATAATTTTTTTGTATATTTGTATCCTAATATAAAGACCTTAAAAATAATACAATGGCTTTAACCCAAGATATAAGAGTAACATTTCAACTTAAGAAACAGGCTTCTGAAAATGTTGGCTCTATAAAAATAGAAGATTTAACAAACTACACAACTGGCTCATATTCTGCTGGACAAACTGTAAAGGTTTACTTTATTGTAACAAACCCAAATGGTCAGTCTATAGTTTCTGGCTCTGCATATGGAGACCACATAGATAGTACAATACAATCAGATGGTAATGTTGACGATTCAGATGTATTTACCTCAGCATCTTTAGGTGCAGGTGGAATAGTTGAAAATGTTAGTGATTATGTTTTCATTTCAGGAGAATACAGTGTTCAAATGTTTACTAAAGTAAATGGTGCTGATGAATATACTTATACTGAAACATTTACAGTAAACTATACAAGACCATCATCTCAACTTACAAGCAAACTAAACTGCACTACAGCAATCCTAAACCTAATAGACTTATCAGACTATTCTGTTACTGGTGCTACTGTAACTTCTACAAGGAGTAACAAAGCAACATATCCTGCTGGTGTTTCTAACGCAGACATTTCAGGTAGTGGCAAGACTATAGTTATGTCAGACCCATTATACACTGGCGTTGTTAGACACAGTGTTAGTACAGATGTAACTTATGACTTTGAAAGTTCTTTATCTCAGAAGGTAAAGATTACAGATGTTGTTGATGGAGGTGCTACTGTTGAGGTAGCTTGCCAGTTTGATGGTACTGATGCAGAGAAGTGTTTAGACTCTCTAGATAAAAAATATAGGAGTGCTTTATCTAACAACCCTGTGTTGGCAGATAGATTATTCAAAACATTAAGTAGAGCAACTCAGTTATTAAGTCTTTACGAAAAGGCTAGGATTTCTGATTCTACAAAAGCTGCTCAATACTTTAATGAAATAAAGTCTATAACAAACTGTACTGAGGAGTGTAGTGGTTGTGATAAGACAGGTCCACAGTTAGTGGTTCCTGCTGGTGGCTCTGCTGCTAGTGTAAGTATTAATGGTTCATCTTCTGTTACTGTTACAGAAAGTCCAGCAAACACATTTACAATAACAGCAAACAGTGCTAACATTATTGGAAGCATTGAGGATAACAGAGTTACTTCTTCAGATGGTATAAGAACTACAACTTCTACAGTAAGTGGTGTTAAAACATACACTCTAAAGCCAGACGTAACAAACTCAGCTCTTAATAGTTTAATAACTCTTGTTACTGGGACAAGTAACACAGGTGCTTCAGCTACTAAAACAAGTGCACAGATATTTGGTACAGACTTTTCATCCTCAATAACATTAGTTGTAGAGAATACAGATTTAGATAAAAACTTTACACTTAATATAACAGGCTTCTTTTCTGCCTCAGCTACAGCAGATGCAAATTATAAAACTAGCGTTCACCTTATAGGAAACACAGATGATACACCACATATAATTGAGCCAGTTATTTCAACATATACTAGTTCAGCTATAGTGATTAAGTTTGTAGATAAAAGGACAGGTGTTATTTTAAGTAGAAATGGTATAAACGAATACTTTAACGAAGGTTCTTCTTCAACATTAAAGTTAATTTTAAAAATAGATAGATAATGGCAGCAGCGATTACAAGTATAGGGAATGGAAATGGTTTCATTTATGTAACAAAAAGTGATGGAACAACCATTCTAGCAAATATAGAAAATAATAAAGCAGGAGCAGCAGCAGCGTTTACTTTGGGACAGTCAGAGTTTATGGTTACTGGAGCAAGCTCTTTAAATTTTAAAAGATTTTTCTTGAACACATCTGGCTCAGAAGGTAATGTTTCTGGTGCTGATGAAATTACAGAACACTTAAGGAGGAAAGACGAAAACGTTAGGAGCCTTTCTACCATAGCATCAGGAACAGCAAACTATTTGAGGTCAGGCTCTTTAATGTCTCTTAGTATTACTGAAGAGGGAGGGGCTGATGATACTCTTGAAAATATAGTTCCAAAAGATAATGCAGGTGCTTCAGGAGACCAAAACAATTATTACGATGGAGATATTGTAATTGTTAGAAAACATACTGCATCTAACAGTCTCACTATTGCTGATACAGGTAACATAAAATTAGATAACAATGCTGACTTTGTAATGACAAATCAACATAGTGACTCTATAGTGTTGCAGTATTCTACAGGTAATGATAAGTGGAATGAGATTTCAAGGCAACCAAACGCAGGATACAGCATTACTAAGTTAAGAGCAGCAGGGGTGCCATTAGAAATAGCAGGAGTTGAAAAGATTACATACACTGGTTCTCAAACAGGACTAGCTTCTATAACCTCTGGAACAGATGAGAATGTTATTGTTGTAACAAGTAGTGGTCTTCAAACTGCTGCTACAAACTTTTCAATACCTGCACCAAGTGGTTCTCCAATCACAGGAGAGCGTTTTATTTGTTACTTCAACGCACTAATTACTAAAGGCTCTTTTACCTTCTCTGTATTTGGAGTTTCCCTTACTGCTGAAGAATTAGCTTCAGGAGCTGTAGTTATAGAGACAGTTTATGATGGTGCTTCTTGGAATGCAGTTAAAGTATCTTCAGTTGTTGGTTCAAACTCTGTAATTACATCAATGATTAAAGATGCTAACATTACTACAGCCAAGATTGCAGACAGAGCTATTACAGCAGAAAAGCTAGCTTATGGTTCTTCATCTGGTGTTGTTGATTACAATACAACTCAAAGCTCTACAACGACTACTGGTAGTGATATTACCCTTAAAACAATAACACTTCCAGGTAACACTTTTGGTTCTGGTAACGCAAAGAAAGTTAAGATTGTTGCTTTTGGTACTATTGCTTCTGGAGCAGGAACAAACAACATGATTGTAAAGTTTGCAGGAACTGCAATATCAACATTCGCACAATCTACAGCAGACACAAGAAGTGCAGCTTTTAAAGTAGAGATAGATGTTTACAGAGTTGATAGTTCAAGTCTAAAAGCAATGTCTATAGTTAACACTGGTGATGGAGCTATTACAGATATAGAGTATACATCTGTATCAGGAAAGTCAGAGGCTGCTGATGCTAACATTACTTTTGTAGTTAATCAAGCAAACGCTAGTCAAATTGTGCTTGAGACTTTTTCAGTAGAGTCTGTAGCTTAATTTATAATACATTATATTATGAACATTAATGAATGTTATGAATACATACAGTTGGTTTCAAACAAAGAGCAGGGAGGATTTATATCACCAGAAGATTTCAACACTGCTATGGATGCAGCCCAAATGGAGTTCTTCAACGACAGGTATGGACAGCCAGCTACTTATCAGCCTGGAAGACCTGTACCAGTTGTAGGTTATCCACAGTCTCAAAAGGTTCATGATGATATAAGTATTTTGATGGAGTTTGAGAGAGTTTATGATACATCTTTTAATCCATATAAAGATTTAAAGAATGGTGAATATCTTCATTTTGTAGGAGCTTACTATCTTAAAAACACAGGGTACGAAGGATTTCCTATACACAAAGAAAGATACCCTATAGACTTCTTAGAGTATGATAAGTATAATGTCAACAGGAGGTCAACTATGTTTGATGCAGATGACAAAGACAGACCAAGCGTAGTGTTTAATGATGAAAAATATTTTTTCTTTGGGGTAGATTTAGACCAAGGAGTTAATCCAAATAGTAGTAGTTATAATCCTAGCAATGTAAATAATGGTGATGAACTGTACTTTATATACTTAAGGAGACCTAAGAAACCTATCTGGAACTACTATAATGATTTAGATGGTAGACCAACATATTCTAAAGAGTGTGGTGTTATACCAGTAAAGCAATTAAATAAAGATTTAAGCTTTAAAAATGCAGTAGACATAAGGAGAGAAAGTGAGCCAGAAACAAATGTAGCAAACGCTAGTAGTTCTGCTGGCACAATATTTACAGGGTTTAAACATCACAATGAGCAAAGAGAGTGTATATTTATTCCTAATGACGAGGAGCGTTACATTATAATTGCATTAGATGAAAATGGTAATCCAGTTAACAATTATGATAATCCTCAAGGAGAGATTGTTGAATTTACTTTATCAACTATTCGTGATGGTCAAATCGTTACAGAACCTGGTCTTCAGAATGAAATTTATGTAAATAAAGGTTTTAATGGAGTTAACCTTATGAATTTTATAGACGTAAATCAAAACGAATACGAACACTTTTCTCAAGAAAATCAAAATACAGATAGAGAATTTGTTTTACAAAATCCTAGTGCACAAACTATGAGTACATACCCTAAGCTATTAGGGTTTGAAGGTTCAGGTTATTTTAAATTGAACTTAAAAAATAGTGTTAGTGATGCAGATTTTACAGACGATTTAGAAAGGAGGGTTCTTATGGTAAGAAATTATGATGACAGTTCTGATAATCCCCAGTGTGGTATTATAATTAAAGACTACAAAAGATTTTCTACAGGTTCTGTAGATTTAGAACTACCACAACAAACACACCTAGAAATATGTATGAGAGCTCTAGGGTATTTAGGAATTAATCTTTCTGACGCACAGCTAGTACAGTATGCTGAAGGAAAACAAACTCAAACACCTGGAGTATAATGGCAACAAAAAGACAGATAGCAGAGCAGGTACTTAGAATTTTAGCTGGTGGTACACCAGGTAAAGACTTCCCTATAGATGAGAGAGAAGTTATGTATGCCTTAGAGCAAGAGAGAGACACAATGATTACACAGTATCTCTCTAGTAAGTTTTCTAAAGGAGACCATCACATTGAAGGTCACTTCTTAAACGAAGATATTTTAACTGTAAGCTTACATCCTGACCATTCTGTACCACAATTAGAGGTCGCTACTATAAATGATGTTGTTACTGAGATTGTTGGATATGATGATAATAACAATCCTATTCCAGCTACATCTGAGCAGGTTCAGTCTTATAAAATTTACAACGAGTACAAAGAAACAAGTGTTTATGGAGATGGAACTAGACTTCCATTTGCTAGGCTTAAGAGAACTCCAATAAGCCTTACAGACAACAGGGGTATACATCAGGTTAGAAAAGATACAGCTTCTCATCAGTTTGGTTATACATTTGATGAAGATGGTAATACAGTAAACCCAAGTAGACCTTTTGTTCCTATGGGGTTACACACCAACTCTTTACATTGGAATATGCCATCTAGATTTATGTCTGGAAGAACAGGTTACTACATACAAGGCAAGACTATATTCTTAGTGTCAGAAGACCCAGAGGGATTGTATTCTCAAAATGCTATTCCAAATGATTCATCTACATATGCTTCAACAAATATTAGGGTTGTTTATGTAGCTGCTACTAGAGATATTAAAGATGATGAGCAGTTACCAATACCTGCTGATATGGAAAGCTTACTAATAAAATCTCTAGTGCAAACATTTAATGTAATGATTGGTAGACCAGAGGATGAGATAAATGATAATATAAAAGCATAGGTAGATGGCTAACTCACAAGTACAATATATAACTATAGATGAGGTTGTAAGAAACCTTTTAATTACAGAGGGTAAAGATACTGAACATGATTACATGCGTTATCATCAGTTGGCACTTAATGGATTGAAAGAATTAAGCTTTGATGTTTTACAAGAAATTAGAACAGCAAAGATTGAAATAAACCCAAATACTCACTCAATAGAATTACCACTTGATTATGTTAACTATACTAAAATAGGATTGTGTAGTGATGGAAGAGTTGCTTGGATGGCAGAAGACAAGAGCATGTGTTTACCTAACGCTTTTGAATATGAGCAAGCTGATACACCTACTATTACAGAAACAGTTTCTTCTGAATCATTTAATCTTTATAGGACTTTTAATGAAGACATAAATTTATATGTCACTAATCCAGCTACTATTTGGAGTCCCTATAATGGATTTACAGTATTAAACATATTTAACAATTCAGTCCAAAATCCAGACCCATCGTCTTCTATTAACTCATATGCAGCAAGAATTAAAAATGAAACAGCAGGAGGAACTCATGGAGCAAGAGCAGTTCTTACATCAGCGAGTGGATTAAGTGAAGATTTAATTTCAGGTGAAAAATATAGAATTTCATTTTATTTACAAGGAGCTAATAATGCAGATAATGTTTTAAACAATAATGTTAGAATAAACCTTAATAATCAAGATGGTTTTATTGCTCACATAGTAAACAATGAATTTCCTGAAAACTATCAACATTTTAGTTACGATTTTGTAGTAGAAGATGGAATGGCTTTAACCTACTATTTGTTGGTAACAAACATGCAGACTGGTGAAGCTGTTAATATAGCAAATTTAAGAGTAGACAGAATAGATGAAACTGTAACAACTACAGAGTCTTTTGATAACACTATTTCAGGAGCTCCTGGTTCTTTTAACTCTCTAACAAATAATACAAACCTAGAGGGAACTCCTCCTACATATGATACTCTAGGTAGAAGGTTTGGTAAAAGTGGTGGTCAAAATAAAAATGGATACTACAGGGTAGACAAAGAGAATGGAACAATATATTTCTCAACAGATGTTACTGGAGAAGTTATTGTTGAGTATATATCAGATGGTTCTACCATGATTGCCAGAGAAAAGAGTAGGGGTGCTAATGAAGTTACAACTACTGATGCTGATGGTAATACTGTTGTCTCTACAAACCCTGAAGACACAGGTGAAATAAACCAAAGAAAATATACAATAAATGTATTTGCAGTTGAAGCTTTAATGGCTTATATTTACTGGCAAAGCATTCAGAGGAGGAGAGGGATTAACATGAATGAAAAGGTATTAGCTCGTAGAGAGTTTTATAATCAAAAAAGATTAGCTAAATCTAGAATGATGTCATTCACTATTGAAGAAGCACTGGTTGCTGGAAGAAAAGGATTTAAACAATCTCCTAAACTTTAAAAATGAATATAGACAAGAAACCATACACTGGTGGGATGGACATGGATTCTGACCCACACATTATTAAGGCAGGCGATTATCGTTATGCCTTAAACTGTATAGTAGGGAATGATGAAACTGGTAATCTAGGTTCTGTTTCAAATACAAAGGGTACAACAAAAATAGAGTTTCCTTTACCACTAGGTGTACCAAGATGTATTGGTTCACACTATGACTCAAAAACATCTAGGATATTTTTCTTCATGTATAATAATGCTGGTAATCATGGTATATATCAGTATAATTTAAAATCAAACACAGTAGATGGTCTTATAGAATCTGAGGTTTTAAACTTTGATTGGGCTCAACTTATAAACGATGTAGATTTAGTTGATGACAATTTACTATACTTTACTGATGGATGGAACCCACCTAGAAAAATAAATATAAAGAAGTGTTTAAAGAGAAATACACCTGATGGATATTCTTCTAGGATACAAGATGGTGTAGCAGTTTCAGATGTTACTGAACTTCAAGAAACACTAATAGACAATAGGGTGATGATTGTAGAGGAATACTTTGACGCTATAAAGTATGGTCCATACAAAGAACCATTGATTAGTTTTTTTAATGATTTAACAGACACAACGACTACAAAAGTAGACAGGGGTGCTTTTCAATTCAAGTACAAATGGATATACGATGATGGAGAAAGCTCAGTGTATTCACCTATATCTAAAGTAAAATTACAGAATGATAAGGCTCAGTTTTTTGGAGGGATACAATCTTTTTTCTCTCTAAGCACCTCTACTGATGGTCCTTCAGGAGGTGCTGCTTCTTCTGATGAAATATTATCTTCATACAATAAGTGGATTCCAGAGGGTACTTACTGGCATGAGATAGCATCAAATGCTATTAAAGCACAGAGTGTTCATGGAATAAACAATGAAATCTTTGACCTAGAAACAGGCGAAGAGATATTTCAAGAAGGTAATCCATTTGGAAATAATTCAGCAGTAAGTGCTGGAGATTTAGTTCAAACTATTGTTCCTTCTGGTGGTGGTCAGATAGATGGTGTAGGAAACTACAACGAAAACACAGGTGAGTATACAGCTCCATTAGATGGTAATTATAACATTAGCATATCAATGAATGCTGCTCCTAAACCTGTTGAGGATGATAATGGGGTAGATATAAAAAACAAACCACTACTGAGGAGGTTTAAAAAACCTAACAAAGCATCTAAGAGATACTACACTACAACTGAGGCTCCTTTTAGTTCATCTTTAGGAGGTCAAGTTGATGATACTGAATTAGATGTTATTACTAACTTTAGTGATTGGCAGGTAGAAAATTTAAACAATGAGATTTCTTATTCTATTCCAGAAGACGAAACCTTTGTTTCAAATAACTCCTTTCCTTTCATGTCATTCAATCAAGATGCTGCAAGTGCTAGTAATAGCGTATCAAATTGGAATTATCCTACTACTGAAATTTTAAAAAAAACAAGCGTAATAGGTTTCTGGGGAGATAATTTAGCTGATGGTAGTAATAATAAAGCTAGGTGGAATAAGCAATACATTGGATTCTTAACTGGCAATCCTAACGATGACGATAGCTTTTCATACAACAGCTTACTAGACACACATAGAAAGGATAGAAATGGTCTGTATGTAGATTACATGAAGTATAGCACTGGCATATTTCCACACATGGCAAAGGGATATGACCAAGCTTTTTATAGTAGCAGTTCATACCCACCATTTATACTGCAAAGGGTTGCTCACTATTCAGCGTATGAAGATTTAGTTGATGGAAATAATGACATAGAATCAACACATTCTAATCAAGAAGATGCTGCAGGGGTTTGGTTTGGTGGTAGTCAAGTAGGTAAGGTTCAAAAAATATCATACCTTCAGTACGAAGGAGAGAAAGAATTTCAAGAAGACCAAAAGCCAAGGGTTCAGTTATTCTTACTAAAGACAGATAGTCAGACTGGAGATATTACTGAATACCCAATCAAAAATACTAGTGACTCAGACCTTGTTACAGGAGACACTCCTGCTGATGGAGAAACATATACCTTTAGTGATTCTGAATTTTACATGAATGCTGGAGATAAATTAAGAATGAAAGCTAGAAGGTTTAGTCATGTTTACAACTGCTTTATAGATATAGAGAGTGGCGTTGTTTATAAAGAGAGTGTTGCTATGGGAGCTTCACTTAACTTTATAAGTATGAATGCTGTTTATAACCAAACATCATCTGATTCGTATACACCAAACTCTGCGTCAAATAACAATATAAAATATAACGCACTAAATCTTGTCGTTCAAACTGGTTCAGAGTTAGTAAAAAAGATACAGGTTGCAGTAAGGGATATGGAGGTTGGCTCTAGTCCAGAGTTTTATAAACTTGTAGAGATTGACAAAGAAGAGTTGGGTCTTGAAGATTTTCATAATTACAATGTAGTATTTAAAAATGACAAGACTATAAAAGAAATAATTGACATAGCTGAATCTAACAGGATGTATGATTTTGTTCCAAGAATAGCTAGGTCTCAAGAGTATCTAAATAACAACAGATTAGCTTATGCTAATATATTGGAGGGTTATGAGCCACTACCAAAATCAGGTGACTCTGATGAGAAGTTAAATGTAACATTGCTTCAAGATTATAAATGGGCTCTTGCAGAAGGTCAATTTAATGGTTTTCCAAGTTTATTAAATAATGTTACTGAGCTGACAACTATACCTTCAGGCTCTGGCACATTCAATGTAATTGGTGCTTCTAAGGGGGACACCTTAACTCCAAACTTTTTTGCAGACACTGGAGGTTCTGACCAATTTAATTATGGTGTTCAGATTACCCAAACTGCTGATGGAATCACAGCTACTCAGGGTACAGGAACTGATGGTCAAACACAAGAGGGTGGAAATGGATTTAGTAATAGGTATTGGGGTAATGGATTTAATGCTTCAAATGGTTTTGTTTTAGATAGAAATGGAATTGTTGACCCAGATTCTCCTACTTTAAAAAGAGGTGGTAGATATACATATGGATTAGTTTATTACGATAGAGCAGGAAGGTCCTCAATGGTTAACACATACTCTAATCCAGAAAGTCGAAACTCTATGGTTATTGATGTGCCATGGTATCATGAATTACTTCCATGGGTTTATCAAGTAGACTCAAATGGAAACGCTTCAAGCAGTAACTTTACATATCCTGATAATGCGTTTACAAACATTGTTTTAGATGCTTATAAAACTGCTGTCAGTGACAACTATCTTAATGGAAGAACAATGATGCCTCCAAATCTTTTTTGGGAGATACATCACAAGCCACCTAAGTGGGCTACTCACTATCAGTGGGTAATGACAAAAAATGAAAACACAGATTATTTTGTTCATGGTATAACAGGTGGACCAAGTCTTGAGGATAATACAACCCCTGAACACTTTTTATTTTACAAGAATGATGGTAATTCTGAAGAAACTGTAGGGTTTGCTTTTGGTGATTCTACAGCTCAAATATATGCTTCTATAGATTCTATAAGGTATATGGATATAAATGTAGAACACTTCTATAATTATGAAAAGTATTACTCAAATGGAAGTGAAGAGCCAGTAATGCAGTATTCATTTAGGAAGGGAGATAAAATTAGGTTTATAGGTTGGAGACAAGGTTTAGGAAACTACTCAGATGGAACTGACTACTTTAGAAACTATGGGCAATCAGTTAGCCAATATAGATTCAATCCTGATTATGTTACAAGGTATTGGGGTCATGGTTTGTATAGAGAGTATATAGAATTTAATATAGTTGATTTAGTAGAGGTTAATGGTCAACAACATTTAAGGGTAGAAGGTGATTTTAGTATATTTAAGAAAGATTTATTTTACTGTGGAAACGAAGATAATGATTTCAACTTACATCTTGATAATTATGTAAACTCTTACGCTGTTAGCCCAAATGATACTATATTAGACGAAAGTCAACAAACAGCAGCTAATGGATGGTTAAGGTCTGCACTACTTAAAAACTCTATGTTTGAGATATATAGAACAAAAGATGAGGTAGCTCAGACAGATAAAATATTTTACGAGTTTGGTCAAACTTTTAGGATTGGAAATCCACATACTGATGGAAGGTATCACATGGGTGAATTAAACGACCAAGACTTTGACACCACAATGAATACTGGAATACCTAAACCTGCAAGGGGTACTTTTGGAGCTCAGTACACTATAATAAATCATCCTATACCTGTTACAGATAGTGATGGAAACAACAAAAGGGTTATCATGTCTGCCAGGAAAAGTTATGGTGATGTTTACACAAGAAGCAGGGTTCATGTAGTTGATGATGTTAACAACCCTAGAGTTCCAACCTTAAATGGCACAAGTATTATAGGTATAAACTATAATGAAACTGATGATGGTAATGTCCAAGCAGATACTTTGATAGATGAATATTATGTTCAAGACCAACACATAAATGATAATGTTTCTAAGTTTGAAATTACCACAGGATTAGGTAGACCACACATTCAGAATGACGAGATAGGAGAAGAGTGGAGGTACTCTACAGTAAGGTTCTCAGACCCAATGATAGAGGACACTAACAAGAATCAGTTAAATGTTTTCTACGAATCACAAAACCCATCTCTAGGTATTACTAGTGGATTTGTTGATTACGAAAAAGACTATGGTTCTATACAGAAAATAATATCAAGGGATACAGACTTAATAATACTTCATGAAAACAAAACAACAAGAGCTTTAGTTAGTAAAGACATATCAACAAAAGCAGATGGTTCAGGAGATATAGTAATATCTGCAACACCTTTAAGTGCTGCTGTGCCTTATGTTGGAGATTTTGGAGTAGGATTAAATCCTGAGTCAGTATCAAAGTTTAATAATGTTATATACTTTGCAGACTTAAGGAATGGTGCTATACTTAGATTATCAAGAGATGGTATAACTAGAATATCTGAAAGTGGTATGCACAAATACTTTAAAGATATAGCGAGAGATTTATTATCTCTAGACAGTGCTATAGTAAATGTTTATGGTCAGTACAACTCAGACTACAATGAATATATTGTTACATTTGATAATCCAATAATAGTTGGAGGAACAGGACCTACACCAAATGTATTCTTAGATACAAGTACAGAAAAGGTAAGAAGTATAATAGACAAAAGTTTTAAATCATAATGGGAGCAAGTTTATCAAAACCAAGAACATTTCCTTATAGGGGTAGGGCTGTAAAACCACAGACATTAGCTTTTAATGAAAGGTTAAATAAGTGGACAACATTCTATTCTTTTTATCCTGAGATGTATCAAAATAGTAGTCAGGGAATGTTTTCTTTTCATCAAGGTGGCATGTACAAGATGTTTGATTCAGGAACACACAACGAGTTCTTTAATAATCAACAGTTTAATTTTTACAACTCACCAGAAGAAGAGGTTGAGAATCTTTCTAATGCTACAGCTATAACACCTAGTTCTTATCAGGGAGGAGGTAATCCAACTGTTGACCTTGGATTTATTAACAATATAACTGATGATTCTTTTGAGTATGACAACACAGGTAATATTTTTGATAATTTTTATTCTGTAATTAGATTAGGTAATGGAGGTATTAGTGCAGGAGATTATGTAGAAATTAGCTTTACTGTATCTAACTATTCACAAGTTGAGGGGTTTGCTGATATGGGTATAGCAGGTGCAGCATATAATTCTATTAGAGTTAGTGGAAATGGAAATTACAGAGGTGTGATTCAGGCAATAGGTAGTAACGCAGCTTTCTACATTAGGAGAAGAATATTAACTGCAAATGTAACGAATATAAGAATTGTAAATTTAAGTGCCAATAATCCTGATGAAGATTATAGCGAAATACATTATGTTTCTAATGTGGCACCTGTTCAACCAAAGATATACAAGAACATATCCATAAGTGGAACATCTCCATGGGTTGTGATGAACATAGAGAACGAGAGAAATCAATCAACAAATAACCTCCTTAGAGATTATAAAGAGAAGGAGGGTATGTACTATGCACCAATATATAGAAACATTGCTAGTAAGGGTGGCTTAATGAGTGGTGATGATATTCGTTCACAAACCCTTATAGTTAAATTAAGGAATAGCCTAAAGTCTGCTGCACACATGTTTGCTACAGGGTTAGGATATGTGTTTAGTGGTAGGCATGGAAGATAGGATTTAATAATATTTTTTTGTATATTTGCATTCGATGCTTAGTATAAGAAATTTAAACGAAAACGATTACGAAACATTTGTAGACTGGTGGAGGTTCTGGAGATTTCCAGCACCCACTAGAGAGATGTTACCTGCAAATGGATTAAATGGATTTGTAGTTAAGCATGATGATGTAGATGTTTGTGGTGGTTTTCTATACTTTACAAACAGTAATATGTGTTGGCTTGAGTACATAGTTTCTAACTATGAGGTTAGAGACAGGCAGATTAGAAAGGAATCAATAGAATTATTAATAAATACATTATTGGATTACGCTAAGACATCAGGATTTTCAGTAGTATATACAAGTTTAAAGAATGAGAACTTGAAAAAGAAATTTGAAAACTGTGGTTTCATTGAGGCAGATAGACCAATAGAGATGGTTAAAAGAATATAATATGGCAGCAGCAACTACAATAATAGCTGGAGGTTCAGCCTTACTTGGAGCATATCAATCCAGTAAAGCTAGGAAGCAAGGAGCTAGACAGTTTAGAGACCAACAAGCAATGCAGCAGCAAATGCAGCAAGATGCAAGTGCAAGAGCAGATAAGTTTGGTGATTTAGCAGAAGAGCAGTTTAAAAATATACCCACATATAAAACACCACAAGAATTTTTACAAGCTATGGATTTAGCTTCTGGTGCTTTTGAGTCAGGAACATCTAGACTACAGACACTACAAAAAGAGATGGAAGATAGGAGGAGAGCTCCTCTTTCTGGTTATGCAGAACAAAAACTAACTGAGGGTTTACAAAGGACTGAGCAGAATATAGCAAGGTTATCTAAGGTTGGTGGAACTAGAGATGTTGCTGGACTAGTCAAAACATTATCAGGGCAAGCTTCTCAAACAGGAGCTTTAGCTGAAGCAGAGATGGAAAAACAAGAGCAGGAGTATTTAAACTTCTTGCCAAGAGCAATGCAAATGGAACAAGGATTGTCTGCACAGTTACAAGGAGCCTTCCAAACATTAGGTGGTCAGAGAGGTATGGAACAACAAAGTGAGATGGCTAAACAACAACAATTATTTAATTTATATTCTCAGGCAGCTACAGGTCAAGCACAGTTTGGTCAACAAGTAGCGTTGTCAGGGATGCAGAATCAAGCAATGTTTGGTGCAGCTCAATTACAAGCAGGAGCACAACAGGGAGCAGCTATGACTACTGCTGGATTAAATGCTTTAAGTTCTATGGCACAGGCAGGTGCTTTTAACAAGGACACTAACAATACTTCAGAGCCATTTAGGTTCTTTAATTATAATTAATTATGAGTATAGGACAAGCATTAGTAGCGATAGGAGAGTCTAAGGTAGACCCATCACAGTCGCTACAGACACAGGGAAAAGCTATAGCACAGACTATGGCTAACATAGGTCAACTACAATCTCAGGTAATTGGTAACGCTTCTAAGCAGTTTTCTGACCTTACTAATAACATGATTAAGAGTAGGGAGGCTCAGTACAAAGCAGTTGCTGAGAGCTACAACCTTGCTAAAGAAAATTTAAAGAAGGCAGGTGCTACAGGATATAAGAATGCCTACCTTAAAGAGTTTGCTACAAGTAAACAACAAGAGATAAATCAACTGATGCTTGAGATACAAAATACTTCTGCGTATAAGAAGCAGGATATTAGAAATATGAAGACTCAGGTTGATGCACTTATAAATCAAGTTGATAGGGTTTCTAATGATGTAGCTGAAAACTACAAGGGATACCTTGACCTACAATCAGACATTGATAAGGGTGATGTTTATGAGTATGAAGCATTAGAAATGTTTCAACAGTTGTCAGACCCAAACACTCCACCACTATCTCAATATAAACTAAGAGAGGTTATGAATCCATACCTTAGGAGAACTGATGAGATGAATGAATACTTCAATGATGAGATATTCAAAAAGATGGATGATGATGCCTTTACTGTAGATGCGAATGGCAACAAGATAAGGAATAGCGAAATATTTGACAAGCTATACTCTATGTATAACGACACCCCTGATGGAATAAGAGCTATTGATTTCTATCAAAGAGGTATAATTACTGGTCAGCAAAAAACTTACACAGGTGTAAATGATTTAAATACACTTCTCTCATCTATTGATGACGAGGTTATGGCTGATATGTCTACCCCAGAAAACCAAAACATTTTAAATCAAATGAAGGTTTTAAAGGCTAACATATCAAACAAACTACAGGGACAAATAACAGATGAGCAGTTGCAACAAATAATGCAGAATCCTTCATTGTTAAATGTAGCTAACGAGTCACTAAAAGAATTTATATCTGAAGACTTATCTAAGTATAATGACCTAAGGTCTAAATTAAATTTAAACTTTGTTGATGTTGGTCAGATATATGATTTGTATAGTCCTGATATAGAAGGTGAGGCTGACCAAGATGCAATGTTAATGCTTGGCTTAGTATACAACGAGCAGTTTGATAAATCACCAAACAACCAAAACAATATACCACAGTTTATAGAGTTCTTAAGAAAAAATAAAGCTAAGTTTGGAGAAACTAAGGTTCAAAATACTATAAACCTTTTAAACAGAAAGCTTGAGGAAACTCTTCCTGAAGCAATAAAAGAATACTCTTACAGTAGATTCTCTAACAAGTCATTTAAGGGTGCTAAGAAAGACTTTGATACTGAAGCTTACAGAAGAAAAGTTCTTGCCAAAAATTCTGGCTCAGATGATGTTTTGGAGATTAATCTAAACCCACAAGCTATACAGATGGGAGATGGTGTTGTGTATAATTTTGATGGAGTGTTTACGCAAAGCACTAGTGCAAAGGTAGCACCACCTTTAGTTAAGCTATTAGGTACTGATGGTCAAGAACTATCTGTAGATAAGAGAGATGATTATATATTCTTTGATGGTGGAGATGTTATAGGTTCTGTTGATAATAATGGATATATAGTAACAAGCTCTGATGAAATTTTAGTTGACCCAGATGGAACACCATACAAAAAGGGTTTAAATAAAATGTATAGAGCGATAGAAAAAGATGCTATCATAAACATGCTTCAGCAACAAGATAATGTTAGTGTTGAACAAGCTACTGCCAATGTAGAATCAGGCAATATAAGTTCAGACATACTATCTATGCTGCAAGATAAGTCACAATATTTCTTTGTAAATCAAGATGACTATAGAAATTTTAATGTATCTTCGACAAGGAAAAAAGAGATTAACGCTAAGATTGAAAAAGCAAACTCTCTTAATGCAAACATTTACTCTGCTGATGTTGAGGCAGCTATAAATAGTTTTGCTAATTCAAACAACCTTACTAGAGAAGAGGCTATAAAATTATTAAAAGAAAACAATAAGTTATAATATGTCAGACAACAACAACATTGACTTCAGTGCTTTCGATAACGCACTCAACAAGAAACAAGAAATTGACTTTTCATCTTTTGATAATACTTTAAAAAAAAAAGAAGAAGACATAAGTGGAGGTGCATCAACATCTTTGGGTACAGAATATGTATTACCAGAAATAGAAGAGTTTAACTCAGACTCTCTGTCTCAAGAGATATTTAATAGGTACGATGGAAAGAGTTGGGTAGACATTGATACAGAAGATAGGGTAGAAAACTACTGGAACTTCCAAGAAAAAATGTGGAATGTAAGTCCTGGAAAGGCACAGCAAGACATTGCTAGTACAATATCTCTAAGGCAAGGTGGTGATGTTATAGATACTAAATTCTACAAGCCTGAAGATATACAAATGCCAGAGCAAAAGGTTGAGAAGCAAGAAGCTCCAGAGCCACTAGATTTTTCTCCAGAGCCATTACAGGCAGACAATGTATTTGTTGCACAGCCACCAAGAGTAGATGTTGTTAATGACCTATCTAACTCTGATGAACTTTCTACAGCAACTAGAGATTTTGATATAAAAGACAGGGTTAATGTTTTAGTTGACCACACTCTACTTCATATATCTAATGAAAAGCAAAAGCCTGTACCAGAAAGAAATAGTCATGAGCTTTTAGTAACATTTCCAATGTGGCTTAGGGGAGACTATGGTGATTTAAGAGACCCTAACACTCCAGAGAGAAAGTTTAACTATGCAGGTCTTAGAAACTTTTTTGATATTAAGAGGAAAGAATACTATGAGTTTCAGGATAAGGTTTCAAATGGAGAGATAGATTTAACTGACCCTGAGGTTCAAATACCTTGGACTATACAAGAGATAGATAAAGCGAACCTAGCTGTTAAAGAAAAGATGTCAAGCCTTCAGTTTAATGATAAGGCTTTTCAACTTGCACAACTAAACATACAACAGAGTGGTATAGTTCCTCCTTCTACATCAGGGTTTTTAGCTGAGAGGGAATCTAACGAAGCTTTAAACTTATCTGTTGAGAAGTACGAATTAGATGCTAGTAATTTATCTAATAAACTAAACAAGAGTTTAAATGAAAGAGTAGCTAAGGGAGAGATAAACTATGATGAGGCTGTAAAGATATACGAGACTGAAATGAAGTCTTTAGAAGATAGAGCTAATGAAGCTATAGCTGTAAAACTTTCTAATATAGACTCTAAGTATTCTTACAATGAAGATGAGAAATTAAAGATAAAAGAAATATACAAGGATAGCTACAAGAGTGTTGTTAAGCAGAAGTCAATTAATGATGCTAAGAGGTATTCCTACTTAAGTGGTGGAGAAAAGTTTGATGCTGCCATGGAAATGGGTTGGTCTAATGTTTTAAGTACAGTTGGCTGGGGTTTAAAAGCTACTGGTGTAAATGATGCTAGTCAAACATTAAGCAAAGACTTAGCAAACTTTTTAGTTGAGGGTACTGAAATGATACAGGGTAGAAACTTAGCAGAGTATGGTGCTCCAATATTAGAGGAGTTTAGTTTATCAAGCTTATCTAATTCAGATTGGTGGTATTACAGGGGTGCTTCTACCATACCATTTGTTCTATCTCTTTTACCAGCAGGATATGCTGGAGCGAAGGCAGGTCTTGCTGGAGCTGCATCTGTTGGTCTTGGAACTATTGGTACTATTATAACGCAAGGTATTACTGGTGCGTTTGCTAGTAGACCAATAGAATCATTTATGGAAGCAGGTGGTGCTTATGGAGAGCAGATTAAATCTGGAGCTTCTGAGCAAGATGCTTTAAAAAAGTTTAAGCAAGTATACGATGATAACATGACCCTAGTTGGTCTTGATGCTTTACAGATAGGATTAGCTATTGCAGGTCTTAAAGGTGTTAAACTTCCTGGAAAACTTGGAACAACTGCTGCTGTTGGATTTCAGCTTACTTCAGAGGGTGTAGAAGAAACTATACAGGGATACTTTAACCTTGAAGATAATAAAAGGAATGGGTTTAAAAGCTATGTAGACCATGCTTTATCACCACATGGTAAAGAAGAGTTTGCATTAGGTGCTGCTATGGGATTAGGTTTCGCTGTTCCAAATATTGCTAATGGTATAATAAAAGATAAGTACATAGAAAACTTAGCTGCTGAACTATTAGATGATGGTTTGTTAGAAAAAATGTCTCAAAACAGAAAGGCATTTAATCAGGCTAAGAAAGATAAAAACAAAGGAGAGCAACTAAATCTACAAGAGAAGTTAGATGCTAGAATAAATCAGATTGTAGGAACTCTAGGAGAGCTTGTAAAGAATGAAACAATAACACAACAAGATGCCAACAATATCTTAAGACATGTTGCTGCTGAAGCTAAGTTTAAGTTAAGTCTTGTTCAAGATAAGATGAACGATATAGCTACAGTAAGACAAGCTAGGTCTGTGTTTCACTCTATTGAGGTGTTAGAAAATCAAAAGAAAGAACTTATTGAATCTAACAAAGAAGCAAACGAACTAGATGTTAACGAACAAATAGAGGCTATAAATCAAGAGATACAAGAGCAAAAACAAATGTATCTTGATATAATAAAGGGAAGAACAACAGCTCAGTATGTTGTTGATGGTGATGTTCTTTCTAGAGAAGAGTTTAGAGAGTTTATATCTAAAGAATCTAACCTTGAAAAAGTTAGGGATGGATTTATTAATGTTGAGATAAACACAAACAAAGAGGGTGCTGCTGAAAATACTTTTACTAGGGATGACCAGACTATGAACATTCTATCATCAGTAGTTAAAGGACAAACATCTGTTGTTGATGGAGTAAAACTTTTAAACCTTTCTACAGAATCTTATCAAGAACAGCAAACCAGAAAGATGGGAATCGACATGGTTGCTAACAAACTTCAACAGGAAGAGGGTATAGAGATAATTACAACTAACAACACAGAAGAGTACAATAATGTTCTAGATGGGATGAATGTATCTCAGAAAGGTGGTCAGGGTGTTTATATTGGTAATGGTATAATGGTTATAGATAAGTCTATCGCTGATATAAGAACTGTGTATCACGAAAGATTACACCCAGTTGTAGAAAAGGTTATAAAGTCCATTGGTGTTGAGTCATTTGAAACTCAATTATCTGAGTTCTTTAACACTACTAAAGAGGCTAAGTCTTTCTTAGATTGGGCAAAGCAAAACTATAAAGAATCTGACTTTACCAAAGCAGAACAGTTTGAAGAAGCTCTAATAGAATACTATGCACACTTAACTAAGAATAAATTAGATGCCAAGTTAAATGAGCAGAGAAGTTTCTATAAAAAACTTATGGACTTCTTTAAAAACTTATTTGCGTCTAACAAAGATGGCATGAGCGTATCTGACTTCCAAGAAGGAATGAATGTGTTTGATTTCTTAAATGGTGTTACTGATGAAATGGTTAACATATCAGTATCTAAACCATCAAGCAGAAGAAACACAGAGGCTTCTAGGGTTAATGCTAACACAGAAAGTAGAGAAGGTTTTGTTGAGGATATTAATAATGCAGTTAATGGCAATGGTACATTTGCTCACATGACTGCTGAGAATCCAAACAATCAACCACAGTCTGATGAGATTAATAAGCAAAAGAATGAAGAGCTTAGACTAGAACTTATACAAAGAGGATACAATCCAATATCTATAGATGGAATGTATGATAGGTCAGAGAAGTCTTTCTTTGTTAAGGGAATGACTATAGCTGATGCTATATACTTTGGAACTAAATATG